GAGCGTCGTGACGACCGTGGCGGCAGCGGCTTCCGCCGGGACAACGACCGTGGTGGGTTCGAGCGTCGGGACGGCGAGCGCGGTGGGCGTTCGTTCGAGCGTCGTGACGACCGTGGCGGCAGCGGCTTCCGCCGGGACAACGACCGTGGCGGGTTCCGCCGCGACGGCGAGCGCGGCGGGTTCGACCGCCGTGACGACCGTCGGGACGGTGACCGTGGTGGCCGTTCCTTCGAGCGTCGTGACGACCGCGGTGGCAGCGGCTTCCGCCGGGACAACGACCGTGGTGGGTTCGAGCGTCGGGACGGCGAGCGCGGTGGGCGTTCGTTCGAGCGTCGTGACGACCGTGGCGGCAGCGGCAGCGGCAGCGGCTTCCGCCGCGACAACGACCGTCGGGACGGCGACCGTGGTGGCCGTACCTTCGAGCGTCGTGACGACCGTGGCGGCAGCGGCTTCCGCCGGGACAACGACCGTGGTGGGTTCGAGCGTCGGGACGGCGAGCGCGGTGGGCGTTCGTTCGAGCGTCGTGACGACCGTGGCGGCAGCGGCAGCGGCAGCGGCAGCGGCTTCCGCCGCGACAACGACCGTGGCGGCCGCTCCTTCGAGCGTCGCGACGAGCGTGGCGGCCACCGGGGCAGCGACCGTCCGTTCAACCGCGACCGCCAGGGCGGCGACCGTCCGGGCTTCCGCTCCGGCGGCCACGAGCGTCCGTACGGCCGTCGTGACGACCACCGCGGCTCCGGCTCCGGCTCCGGCACCGGCACCGGCTCGTCCTTCGGACGCCGTGACGACAAGCCGCGCTGGAAGCGCAACGGCTGATCCACTCGCTGAGTTCCGCTGAAGGGCCCGTACGACTCCGGTCGTACGGGCCCTTCGCGTGTGTTCCGCCCCACAGGTTCCGCCCCGGTCCCGTGCCGGCCGGTCCCCGCCGATTTTCGGCCACCGTGTGGCGCATGTCACGTCCCCGGAGAGGGAATTGCTGGGGGCATGACAGATGACGACATAGCCCGTGGGGCGGCCGGGGCTTCGGCTCCGGACTCTGTGTCGGTCTCGGTGTCCGACGAGGAGCGGTTGGCCCAGTTGGGCTACACGCAGGTCCTCGCCCGCCGTATGTCCGCGTTCTCCAACTACGCGGTCTCCTTCACGATCATCTCGGTCCTCTCCGGCTGTATGACGCTCTACCTCTTCGGCATGAACACCGGCGGGCCCGCGGTGATCACCTGGGGCTGGGTCGCGGTCGGCCTGATGACGCTCTTCGTGGGCCTCGCCATGGCCGAGATCTGCTCGGCCTACCCGACCTCCGCCGGCCTGTACTTCTGGGCCCACCGACTGGCGCCGGAGCGCAGCGCGGCCGCCTGGGCGTGGTTCACGGGCTGGTTCAACGTGCTCGGCCAGGTCGCCGTGACCGCCGGCATCGACTTCGGCGCGGCGTCCTTCCTGGCGGCCTATCTGAACCTGGAGTTCGGCTTCGAGGTGACCCCGGGCCGCACGATCCTCCTCTTCGCCGCGATCCTGCTGCTGCACGGCCTGCTGAACACCTTCGGCGTCCGGATCGTCGGTCTGCTGAACAGCATCAGCGTGTGGTGGCACGTGGTGGGCGTGATCGTCATCGTCGGCGCGCTCGTCGTCGTCCCCGACAGCCATCAGTCGGCGTCGTTCGTGTTCACGGAGTTCGTCAACCACACGGGCTGGGGCAGCGGGCTGTACGTGGTGCTGCTGGGCCTGCTGATGGCGCAGTACACCTTCACCGGGTACGACGCCTCCGCCCATATGACCGAGGAGACGCACGACGCCTCGACGGCCGGCCCCAAGGGCATCGTCCAGTCCATCTGGACGTCCTGGGTGGCGGGCCTGGTCCTCCTCCTCGGCTTCACCTTCGCCATCCAGTCCTACGACGGCGCCCGCGAGTCGACGACCGGGGTGCCGCCCGCGCAGATCCTGCTCGACGCGCTCGGCGCGACCGGCGGCAAACTGCTCCTGCTCGTCGTCATCGGCGCACAGCTGTTCTGCGGCATGGCGTCCGTCACGGCCAACAGCCGCATGATCTACGCCTTCTCGCGCGACGGCGCGCTCCCGTTCTCGCACGTCTGGCACACCGTCAGCCCGCGCACCCGCACCCCCGTGGCGGCGGTCTGGCTGGCGGCGGGCGGCGCGCTGCTCCTCGGCCTCCCCTACCTGATCAATGTCACGGCGTACGCCGCCGTCACCTCCATCGCGGTGATCGGCCTCTACATCGCGTACGTCATCCCGACGCTGTTGCGGCTGCGCAAGGGCGACGCGTTCGAGCGCGGCCCCTGGCACCTGGGCCGCTGGTCGCGGGTGATCGGCGTCATTGCGGTGGTCTGGGTGCTCTTCATCACCGTCCTGTTCATGCTCCCGCAGCTGTCCCCGGTCACCTGGGAGAACTTCAACTACGCGCCCGTCGCCGTCCTGGTGGTGCTGGGCTTCGCGGCGATCTGGTGGGCCGCCTCCGCCCGCCACTGGTTCCTCAACCCCGGGCACGCGCGCAGCGTGGCGCGGGCGGCGGCGCGCAAGGGGGTGCCGGAGCCGATGGATCCATGACCCGGTGACGGGGCGACAGGGCGGCGACCGGTTGCCGGGCCCGGCAACGGCCAACTCGCCCTGCTTCCGGCGATCTTCCGTCCGTTCTGTTCTGCGGCGGACCTTTTTGCGGCACTCCGACGCGGCCGGGTCACCGATACCCGATCGGACTCCCGGCCACGTCCGGCTATGCTCGGGGAGGCAACATCGCCTGGGCCCTTAGCTCAATTGGCAGAGCAGTGGACTTTTAATCCATTGGTTGTGGGTTCGAGTCCCACAGGGCCTACCGCTGAGCCCCAGTTCAGAGCGTATCTGGACTGGGGTTCATGGCGTTTTCAGGGGCTCGATGATCGTTAGCTCAGTCGAAGCTCAACCGAGGCGCAGAGATCATGCGCTCGGCATGTACTGCTCGACGAGTTCCTGGATCCGCGCCGCGCGGGACTTCGGCGGCCAGCACCAGCCCATCTCCAGCCGCCACGCCTTCCATTCCTCCGGCGTGAAGTCGAGCTTCTCCCCGTTGCACGGACTGCACGCCGGAGCTAGGTTCTCGCGGTCCGACGTGCCGCCCTGGGCTACGGGGACGATGTGGTCGACCTCCGTGGGGAACGGGTCGCCGCAGTACGCGCAGCAGGCGTCCAGCACTTCGCGGCGGACCTGTGCGGAGATATCGCGTGCGGGGTGCAGGTTCCGGGGCATGCCCCTCACTCTCTCAGCCGCCACCGACATGCAGCGGCCCCGGCCGGGACGCACATCACCGGCCGGGGCCTGGTCCCGCCCGCCCCCAGATCTCACGGGGTGCAGAGACGGGCGGGAGTCTTCAGCGCCTCCGCGTGTGGCAGGAGCATCCGCAGCGGATTGTCATGATGGGCGCCTCCCACGACGGGGCGCCTTCGCGGCGGATGTCGCCGGGGCCCTCGCACAGACGGTGCAGCAGAGCCTCGCACTCCGGGGTCTTCTCGGCGGCCTTCACAGCGGCTGGTCCGCGAGCGGGACCAGGCCGTAGGCGTGGCGGCACGAGGCGCACGCGAACAGGCCGGGGGCTCCGCGGCCCGAGCCCTGGTCTGCGGGCAGGCGTACGAGGCGGGCGCTGCGGCTGAAGTCCTCATGCCACGAGCACCAGGCGATCGAGGTGCCGGCCTCGGCGTCCGGAAGCTGCGTTGCCATGGTCACCGCCTCCGCTTCGGGCGGGGCTGGTGGTGGTTCCGGATCTCGACGTTGAGGTCCGACACCTTCGACAGGTCGCCGCGGCCCCGGGCGTCGGTGCGCTGTACGGCCAGCGCGGCGCAGACTCCGCAGTCGGCCGGCGGTTCCGGATCGTCGAGGGGGAGGCCGAGCGTGATCGGCCGGTCCACCGTGGTCTGTTGCACCGGGCGGGTGGTAGAAGTGGTCACGTCGGCGCTCCTCAGCAGCGTTGGCCGCGCCCCGGGAGGCTGACACCTCGCCGGGGTCTTCTCGTACCGGCCGACGCTAGGAGCGGCGCGTGCGGCGCGGCCAGCAATGTGCAGATCTGTCTACGTTGCCCGAAGTTGGCTGGTGGGCGTCACGCCCTCTTGACCGACTTCTCCTTTGGGTTGACGGTGGTGGACATAACTGCACAACGCATAGGCGGAGGTGGCCATGTCGCTACTGTTCATCGGCATCGACCCCAACACCGGGGACAAGCAGAGCCCCACGGTGTGGGTCGACCAGGAGAAGCAGGAACTCGTGCTCCAGGGCTGGAAGCCCGGCACCGAACTCGAAGCAGAGTGCGCCGCGTTCGAGATGCCCGGCCACGCCGTCGGCATCCCGGAGAACGAGGCCGTGATCCGTATCCCCGCCAGGATGGTGCCGATGATCAGGAAGGCGTGCGATGCCGTCGAGCGTGCCGACATTCGATGAGCTGATGGCCGGCTGCCGAACGGCGGTCCATCTGGAGATGCGCGACGCCTACGACGTCGACTACGAGGAAGGCCCGTTTGCCCAGTGGCGGGCTGGCTTCCGACACGATCCGGCCGACCGCGCTTCTTGGTGGCGGCCGTGGCTCGACCTCATCGAGGAGACCACCGGGCGCGGTGCCGTCGTACGGCGGGCCCGCATCGTCTCCGAACCAGTCAGCGAGTACACCCGCTTCCTGTACGACGGCACGTTCACCAACGTCGCCGCCGGCGAACAGGTCCGCTGGCTGCCCCGCCGCCAAGCCTCCGACATTGCTCTGCCGGGCAACGACTTCTGGCTGTTCGACGAGCAGTGGGTCCACTGGAACCACTTCGCCGGCGACGGCTCGTGGGTCGGCGAGGAGATCACCGACGACCCGGCCGCTGCCAAGCTGTGCACCGAAGCATTCGACGCAGTCTGGGCGCGAGCCACCCCGCACGACCAGTACGACATCCGCTGACAGAGAAGCATCGGTAGGCCAGTTCATGCCCGTCTCCCCGTCCTCCTCGGCACAGGCCGCCCGCAAGGTCGTCGCCGCACGGCTGCGCGACCTCCGCAAGAGCGCCGGGTTGACGGTCGTCGAGCTGGCCGGCCGATGCGGCTGGCGCCACTCCAAGACGTCCCGCATCGAGAACGCGGTCACCGCGCCCTCGGCCAAGGACATCCGGGCGTGGGCCGCCGCCTGCAACGCGGTCGACCAAGCGGAAGACCTCGTCGTTCAGTCGCTGAACGCTGAGTCGATGTACAGCGAGTGGCGCCACCAGGTGCGCCGTGGCATGAAGCAGCTTCAGGACAGCGTGGTGCAGTTCTTCCACGACACCGAGCTGTTCCGGATCTACTCCTCCACCATGGTCCCCGGGCTGCTGCAGACCGAGGGCTACGCGGCCGCGCTGCTCAGCAACATCGCCGACTTCCGGGGTATCCCGCTCAACGACGGCGCCGCGGCGGCCGCCGCCCGGGTCGAGCGCTCCCGGATCATCCACGAGCCGGGCCACCGGTTCGTGATGGTCGTCGAAGAGGCCGTGCTGTACACGCAGCTGGGCGACGGGGACGCGATGGCTGCCCAGCTCGGCCACCTGCTCACCGCGGGGGCCCTGCCCCAGGTGTCCCTGGGCATCATCCCCATGGCGGCGCGGGAGCGGCGGCAGTGGCCCGTGGAGACGTTCCACGTCTACGACGACACCCTCGTGTCGGTGGAGTTCCTGTCGGCGGAGGTCAACATCACCCAACCCTCCGAGATCGCCCAGTACCTCAAGGCGTTCGAGCAGCTGCGGAGCATGGCCGTGTACGGGGCGGAAGCCCGCGCCCTGATCCTCAGAGCCATCGAAGCGCTGCACTGACCCCGAGCATGACGAAGCGCCCCCTGCCCGGCCGCTGTGGGCCGCGCAGGGGGCGTTGTCGTGGGTCAGCGGGCAGTCATCTCGTACAGCGTCAGCCCCAGCGCGGCCAGGGCGGTGACGGCTGCGATGGACGGCAGCGGCCACCGGCTCCGCTCGATCGCGTCGAGGCGCGTCTCGTGGTCGCTGAGCTTCTGATCGGTCTGGTCGCCGCGCTGCACCAGCAGGGCGAGTTGCCCCTGTGTGGTGGCGTTGCCGACGTCGACCGAGCGCCGAATCTCCGCCAGCTCCAGCACGATCGACGTCGACTCCGGGGGCGTCACCGGCCTGCCCCCTCGTCAGGCCGGTTCGGCACTGCCCACGTGAAGCCGAGCGCGGCGAGGACGGCGATGAGCGCCGCCCACCCCTCGGCCGCCGACACGGTGTCGTCGGTGACGGCGACGGACAGGGAGCCTGCCCCGGCCGCGAGCGCGGCGACGACGGCCTTGGCGTACTTCGAGATCCGCATGGACCTGCCTCACTTCCTGGGGAGCTTCAGGGTCTGGCCCGGCGTGATCGCGTCGGGAGTCTTGAGGGTGTTCAGGGTGGCGATCTCCCGCCACCGGTTGCCGTCGCCGAGCTTGCTGGCGGCGATCGACCAGAGAGTGTCGCCCGCGCGCACCGTGTACGTGACGGCCGGCGCGAGCCGGTCGTGGACCCGGGCCCGCATCGACGCCATGGTGAAGCCCCGCGGATCGACCTTCCCGGGCTGCCATTCCAGGTGCCCGATGACCGAGCGCTCGTTCCAGCCGTGGTGGCGGCAGATCGCGGCCGACACCTTCTCGATCGCTTCGAGCTGGACGTCCGGCCAGGGGTCTTCGCCGTCGCCGAGGTTCTCGCACTCGAAGCCGTAGAAGTGCCGGTTGCCGTCGGTGTTGGCCTCGTTGTCCGGCGGGAGCGCCTCCTCGCCGATGACGGCCTGGAGGACATCGTCGTCGCCGAGGCCGGCGTGGTTCGCGCGGCCGTACCCGACCAGGTGCACCTTGCCGTCCTTGGTGATGACGCCGTGGCACAGCGGGCCGGGCAGACCCTCGTAGCCGTTCCGGCAGATCCGCACGGTCTTGGCGCTGCCGGAGGTCACGGTGTGGTGGATCATCACGCCGTGCACCGGACCCCACAGGCCGATGTGGTTGCGGTTGTGATGCTCCCAGTCGCCGACCTCGACGACGACCAGGCCCTCGGCGCGCAGGACGCCGGCGAAGGTCGCGGGAAGCATGGGTGGTGCCATGGGTCCTCCAGGGCATGAAGAACGCCCCGGCCGGTCGGCGCGGGGCGTACGGGGAGAAGAGCGGCGGTCAGTCCTCGGGGGCGCCGATCCTCTGCGGACGGATCATGATCGTCACGTTCCGGCTGGTCTCGCTGTGGAAGCCCGACGCCTCCACGAGCACCCCGTTCGGGGCGCCCGGACCAGTCGGCCACGCTGCCAGCTCGGCCAGGATGAACGCCCGGACGGACTCGGCCTGGCCGGTGTCGCCGTGATTGTCGGCCGCCTGCACCTCAGCGACGACGTCCGCCACGAGCCCTTCGGTGCGGATGGTGAGACTCAATGGGGTCCTCCAGGTCAGGTGAGGTCGGTGGCGGTGGTGTTGGGCGAGGTGGAGCCGTCCTGCAGCTGGCTGGTGGCGTAGGTACCGCGCCAGTCGTTGCCGTACCGGCTGACGGTGGTCACGCCGGAGGCGATGGACAGCGCGTAGGCGGCCTCGTTGCCGCTCCCGTGAGGGCGGACCTTGTTGCCGGACAGGTTCAGGGAGTCCGCGGCGGTGGAGATCCGCACGCCGTAGAAGGTGTTGTTCGTGGTGCGGCCGGCCGAGCGCACGTAGTTGTTGCGGAGCTGGATGAACGTGCCGCCCTGGACGAGGATGCCGTTGCCGCCGGGCTCGCGGACGATGTTGGAGTCCACGTTGACGTTGGTGCCGGTCACGACGGTCACACCGTGAGAGGCGCAGTTGTAGATGATGTTGCTGTCGACGGCCAGCGAGTTGCAGTTCTCCGTCGACACGGCCGAGCCGTTGACGTTGTTGATGCTGTTGCCGACGACCGTGGCCCGGGACACCTCCTGCAGCCGGATGCCGGCCTGTCCGGACGTCGAGCCGTCGATCACGTTGCCCGTGACCGCCAGGTTCAGGATCGTTCCGGTGGTCTCGCCGAGCGCGATGATCGGCTCGTCGTAGGCCAGACCGCCCCGGAAGCTGTTGCCGCTGACGGTGACGTTCCGCATGTTCTGCGACGCGCCGGTGGGCGTCCCGTCCGGGAGTTTCGTGTCCTCGGGGTCGGACACGATGACGGTCCGCAGCCGAACCCCGGAGCCGCAGTCCAGGAACGTATTGCCGGTGACGGTGACGTCTTCCCAGTTGTACGCGCTGATCGCGTACTGCAGAACGCCCTCGAAGGAGCAGTCGCTGATGCGGATGCGGCGGTGCCACTTGGTGATCGTCGCGGAGTGGGAGCCGATGCCGCGCGGCCAGGCCGTGGTGCCGGCGGTCCCGCTGGCGCCGAAGTGGCAGCCGGTGACGAGGACGTCCTGGGTCGGCGTGTGGTCGTAGGGTCCGAAGCCTCCGAAGACCGACGAACTCTTGGCGAGGTCGAGTTGGACGGCCTCGGAGAAATCCCGGCCGCCGGGGTCGACGTACCCCCTGAACTGGCAGTTCTGCACGAGTCCGTGGGAGGTCGAGTTCATCTCGACGGCGTGGAAACCGGGAAGGTCGCGGACCTCCAGGTCGCGGATGACGATGTCGGTGGCGTGCCCGATCGAGATGCACATCGCGCTCGCGGTGAGGCCGGCGGTCGTCCCCCTCATGTTCCACAGGCCACCCTCGATGACGATCCGGGAGTGACCGGTGTAGCCGCCGAAGCTCTGACCAGCGTCCCCGTTGATGATCATCGTGGAGGCGACGTTCCGCCGGAACTCCGCGCCGGCCATCAGGCTGAGCCTCGTGTTGCTGTAGATCCGCAGGGTCGCGCCGATCAGGTACACGCCGGGCGGGACGATGACCTGAGCGCCGCCGACGTCGCGCGCGGCGTTGAGGGCGAGCTGGATGCCGGGGTCGGCGTTGACGGTGCCGCTTGAGTCCGCGCCGAAGTTCGTGACCTGGAAGGCGCTCCTCTGGTTCATGGACTCCAGCCGTCCGGCTGTGATGTCCATCCCGGCGAACCACTGCTCAACGGGTGTCGCCACGCCGTTCTCCTCTCTACAGCGACGCGATCGCCGGGTAGGCCAGCGCCACGGGGGCCCCGGAGGCGTGGGATTTGGTGACGCCGTTGTAGGAGCGGGCGCCGATCGTGAAGGTCTGCGGGTTGCTGGTGCCGGAGATGGCGGTGACGAGCATCTGCTCGCCGCCGACCGCGATGAGGATCGGCATCTCGTGAGGGTCGGTGGTCCACCGGGGCCCGGCGGTGACGTTGACGCTGAGGGTGCCGTCGTCCGCGTCGACACCGGCCGCGAGCACCGAGCCGTCGGTGTTGGCCTTGGCGGGCGCGTGGCTGCCCACGATGATCCGCAGATCGTCGATGTAGACGGCGTCCTCACCGGCGGTGGCGGAGTTGTCCTTGGCGTAGCGGAAGACGACCGCGGACTTGCCGGTGACGTCGACGGTGAATCTCGTCCACCCGGTGGTGCCCTGGGCGCGCAGGACCTGCACGCCGTCGACGAGGACCAGGAGCCGGTCTCCCTCGAAGCCGGGCCCGGATGCCTCCGAGGAGGTCCGGTACCAGAACGACAGCGACGTGGCGGCCGCGGGCAGGACGAGAGCCGCGTCGGAGGTCTGGTTGTTGCTGATCGCGCCGGAGCGAAGCGAGTTGGTGCCACTGTGGGCCTGGGCACTGGTGCGGGTCCACGGCAGGTTGCCGCCGTTCGTGATCGTCACGTCGTAGACGCCGTCCTCGAACCCCTCGGCTATGACGTTGGTGGTCGCCAGGCGCCAGGGCCCGCCGGGCGAGCAGTTGAAGGTGATCGTCCAGCGCTGCAGGTCGAGTTCCTCGTGCCAGCCCTGCACGATCAGGTCGAGGTCCTCGCGCTCGACGTAGGAGGGCAGGTTGGTGATGCGGATCAGGTCACCCTCGCGCAGCGCCAGGACGTCCGGGATGAGGGTCTGGGCGCCGGGCTTGTGGAGCATGACGGTGACCTTGGGGTAGCGGGCGCCGTCGTAGGTGAGCAGGTGCAGCAGCCAGTAGGCGATCGGCTCGGTCTGGGTGTCGGCGAACAGCGACAGCTCGGGCGCGGTGTCGTAGGAGCCGATCCGGCTCACCGCGAACTTCCCCGTGGTCTGCACGGCGCGGCCTTCCGAGCCGCCGGCCCGCTTGACGGTGATGTCGTTGCGGGCGACGTCGGACTCCTCGGCTGGCTTGAGGTTCTCGTCGTCCAGGCCCGGCATGGTGCAGTCCAGGACCAGCTTGGGTTCCTGGGTGTACATGCTGGAGCGCTCGCGCAGGACGAGGCCGAGCCGGTCGCGGTCCTCGATCAGCATGCCGCCGTCGGCATCCGCGGCCTGGTGCAGCAGTTCGAGGAGTTCCTCGGGGCGCTGCGGGCCGACGCGCTCGGGGGTGAGGCGGCCGGGCACCCGGGCCATGGGCAGGCCCTCCTCGGACGCCAGACGGCTCAGGCGCTGCCAGGCGGTCTCGCCTGCGTAGCCGGTGTCGGAGCCGGTGTAGAGGCTGCTGCCCGCCTCGGGGAGCACGGACAGGTGGCCGAAGCCCCATCCCTCGGTGGCGGCCCCCCAGTTCGCGGTGATGGCGTTCACCCGGCCCGCGGTGCCGGCCACGGTGCGGCTGATGCCGCCCGCGTCGCCGCCGGGGTCCTGGAAGAACATGCCCCAGGTCACGGTCCCGGCAGCCTCGGAGACGTAGAACCGCAGGCGTACCCAGTTGTGGAACACGTCGCCGCCCAGGGCCACGTTCTGGTCGACGACGGCCGTGCCGGAGGCGTCGTAGCCGAGAACGCGGCCTGCCCCGGCGCGCAGGTTGAGGGACCAGCGGCGCACGGTGCCGGTGGTGGAGACGCTGGCGATCTCGGTGTAGGCGACGGGGGGCGTGTCGTCGGCGTTGTAGACGAACTCCACCTGCCACTGTCCGCCGGGGTCGTGGTCGGGGACGATCGCCGACAGCGTCGCGGCCGCCGACAGCTTGGGCAGTGCCTTGGAGCTGGGCAGCGTGTCCAAGGAGGCCCACTCCACCCCGGTCACGGCGGCCGCGGCGACGCCCGCGATCGGCGAGTACGCGCGCGAGGCCTCCCGGTCCTCCTCGAAGTGCCAGTACGCGATCGGGCTGCCGGAGGGGATGCGCCGCCTGAGTGTGGAGTTGAGGGCCTTGGTGCCCTGGTCGTAGCGGCGCAGCACCCCGGAGGCCTCCACCGAGCACCACACGTCCGAGCCGCCGGGCACCCACTCCTTGGGCCAGGTGGAGATCTCCCCGTGGAACCGGTACGCGCGGTCGGAGATGCGGGCGGTGCCGCTGTAGGTCCAGGCGCGGCCGGCGGAGTCGCTGAACCCTGTCGAGCCGACGGCCTGGGCGGTGAAGTCGGGGGCCGCCACGACGGCTCCGGCGGTGCCGCGGACCTCGGCCTTGTAGACCTTGCCCTCGTACGGGCGCCGGGGCGGGGTGACGGTCAGATGGGAGGGGGACACGGCGAGCGGCGCGGTGCTGGTGTGGACGGTGATGGGGCCGATGCCGGTGAAGGAGAACGTCGACTCGATCTGTGTCCAGGGCCCGGAGATGGTCGGCGCCCAGTAGTGGCTCATCGACCAGCCGCCAGCGCCGTTGTCGGCGTCCAGGACGGTGCGCAGCGCGGCCCGGTCCGGCAGCACGGGCAGGGGCTGCGCGGTGAACACGAACGTCGTCGAGCCGTAGTGGACCTGCATGTACAGGGAGCCGTCCTGCAGGCGCATGTGGTACGACCGGTCGCCGGAGGCGCCCCACTTCCCGATGAGCATGACCGCGCCCGGGCCGTACCAGTTTGCCTCGCCCTCCCAGCGGAGGTCGATGTCTCCGGTGAGGTCGAGGGAGGCGTGGTCGGGGGTGGAGGCGTAGGACGTCTCAGCGCCGGTGAGTTCGAGGTAGCGGACGTCGCCGGGCACCGACACGCGGATGGGAGTGTTCGGGCCGAGCAGCCCCCACAGCGGCGACTCGGGGTTGCGGGTGGTGTACTTCCCGTCCCTGTTGTTCAGCGTGAGCGTCAGCGAGCCGGGGTCGGTGCGCGAGCCCATGTCGCGGCGGCCGTGGTCGATCGCCTTGACGTCGCGTACGTACACGTCGCCGCTGATGTCGGTCCACGCCCCGTCGAGCTGCAGCTCGGTGCGGATGTCCAGGGGGGTGTGGGGGAACGCCACGCGGGCCTCCTTACGCGCTCGACTTCGCCTTGCCGAGGGCCTTCTGGACGTTGCCGCCGCCGTCCTTGATGACGATGGCGCGGATGATCTGCTTGACGGCCTCGGGCCCGGCGACCTCGACGATCACCCGTGTGGCTTGCGCGGCCGGGCCGCCGCCGGCGCCGATACGGGCGGCGGTGCGCAGGCCGGGGACGGTGGCCATGCCGTCCAGGGCGGACTGCACGCCGGGGACGCCGTCGGTGATGCCCTGTCCGAAGGCGTCGGCGAGCGCCATGCCGGAGTAGAGGGTGTAGCCCTTGCCCGCGAACGGGCCGGTCTTCGCCGGCGAGAACGGGAAGTAGTCCCGGGCCGCGCTCACGATCGAGCCGGCCGCGTTCTTCACCGAGCCGAGCATGTTCTTGATGCCGTTGATGAAGCCCTGGATCAGCGCGCGGCCGGCGCCGGTGAGGACGTTGCCGAGGTTGCCCAGCCCGGAGCGCACCCGGCCGGGGATGCCCTTCACCCAGTTGATCAGCTCGGTGGCCTTGCGGACCGTGGCGTTCTTCATCGCCGACCAGTGCTTGATCAGCAGGCCGAGGGCGGTCCAGTTGAGGAAGGCGTTGTAGATCCAGCCGGGGATCTGCTTCACCCACGCCACGATCGCGTTCCACGCGGCGATCGTCTTCGACTTGATTGTGTCCCAGTGCTTGATGATCAGTCCGGCGATCGTCCAGGACAGGAAGAGATCCCAGACCTTCTGGGCAACGCCCTTGATCCACGTCCAGACGGCGTTCCAGGCGGCGATCGTGAACGCCTTGATCTCGTCCCAGTAGGCGTAGATCAGCACGGCCAGGGCGATCACGGCGGCGATGATCCAGCCGACCGGGCCCATCGCCATGATCCACGACGCTGCCATGGTGGCCGCCCACACCACCGCCCGCGCGGCCATCATCAGGAACGTCGCCGCGCTGGTGATCCCGGCCCGGACGACCGCGGCCACCCATGTCGCGGACGCGGCCAGAGCCGAGCCGAGCCAGGCCGCCGCCGTCCGCGCGGCCGACACCGTGGCCGCGATCGCCATCCTCACGAACGCTGCCACGCTCGCGGCAGCTGCCCGTACCCATGCGGCCGCCGTGCGGGCGGACGACGCCACGGCGGCCGCCGCGATCCGCGCGTACGCACCGAGGCCGACGGCCATCATCCGCGTCCACCCGGCGATCGCCCGGTACGTCGAGGACGCCATCACGGTGTTGGCGACGGCGACGACCTTCGCGCCGGCCGCCCACAGCTTCATCCCGATGGCGATCGAGACGGCCCCGGTCGCGATCGCCGAGAGGACGTCCGGCGGGAGCGCGTTGATGATCCGGGCGAGGACCAGGGCGACCTGGGTGGACACCCCGATCAGGGGGCCGAGCGCCACCAGCAGGTTCAGGGCCGCGGTGGCGACCTGGCCGAGGGTGGTCGCGCCCTCGCGGGCGAGCGCGATGAAGTCGGCGAACCCCTGAGAGCCTTCCAGGCTCTGGCCCCAGCGGGCGAACGCCGCGGTGCCGGCCTCGAACCCGCCGGACATGGTGGTCGACAGCGGGAGGAAGGCTTTGATGATGCCGCCGATCCCGACGGCGATGTTCTTCAGCCCGAACAGGAAGCTCTTGAGGTTCTTGCCCGCGACCTTGGCCATGGAGTCGGCGAAGGCCTGCAGGCCCTTGCCCTTGGTGGAGCGGTCGATCTCGTCGATGAACTCGCCGAAGGCCTGCGCGCCGGCCTTCGCGAACGGGGTGAGCGCGGGCAGCAGACGGCGCAGCAGCTGCAGGCCCTTGGTGAACACCGGCATCGTCGTGCCGGAGAGACTGTCCGACCATGCGGAGAAGTCCTTCTTCAGCCCGATGAACTCCTTCGCCGTCTCCCTGGTCGCGGGGGGCAGTTGGGCGAGGGCGTCGGTGTAGGCCTTCTGCTTCTCGGCCGCGTCCTCGGCGCCCTCCGCGGCTGCCTTCTCCGCCTCTTCGGCGAGGGTGGCGACCTCGGCCACGGCCTCCATCTGCGGGCCGACGGCGAGCTGGAAGGCCTTCGCCGCGATGCCCGCGGACACGAACGAGGCCGCCATCGCGCCGACGCCGGCCGCGACCGCTGCGGCCACCGGCACGCCGATACCGAGCCCTGCGACGGCCTTGCCGACGCTGGTCAGGACCTTCTTGGCCTTGTCGGCGCCCGCCTGCAGCTGGTCGGTGTCGATGCCCAGGCGCACCGTCATCGAGGCGAGGGTGGTCACGGGCGATCACCCCCCTCGCGCTGTTCAGTTGTTGGTGATCACCCGCCCCTGCAGGGCGGAGTTCGCGACCATCGCCGCCTTGAAGAGTTCCTCGGGCGACTTGCGGACCGGGGTGCGGTCCCAGCGGGGCATGAAGTCGGCGAGTTTCGGGGCCCGCTGGCCCTTGCCGCGGTTCACCGCGACGATCGCGGAGGCGACCATGGCGGCGTTGACGTCTCCGCGCGCCCCGCCGAGCGGGCCGGAGATCTGCTCGTACGCCCGCCACTCGGCCAGCTCCGCGGAGCCGGTCTCGGCGAGCAGCCGGCGGACGGTCATGCCGAGGTGCGCGGCCAGCCGGAAGTAGAACTGCCGTACCGGCCGCGCCCTCAGTTTCCCGTCAGTTCCTTGACGTCCTCGTCGGACAGCTTGGACAGGCGGACCGCGACGTCGCACACGCGCGTGAGCGCGGCCGCCGACTTCTCCCCCAGCCGCTTGGTCTCGGCGGCCGACCGGAACAGCGGCTTGCCGTCCTTGTCGACGATCGCCGCGGCGGCCAGCCGGGAGCGGAAGCCTTCCAGGCCCTCCGCGCGGATCGAGGCGCCGTCCTTGCCGACGAACTGCGACTCGAACTTGTCCCGCTCGGTGCCCGGCAGCTCCCGCACGCGGACGGTGCCGCCCCACTCGGGAACCTCGACGTCCTCGTAGGAGAGGTCGTCTGCGCCGAGGATCTGATCGGCGGACAGGTAGGTCGTCATCGGTCGTTCTCTTTCTCGTCGTGCTGCAGGGCGTCGGTCACCGTGACGTGGTCGGCCGTGAGGGTGACGGTGACGGTCGGCCTCTCGTCGGGGTTGACGGCCACCACCACGTGGCTGTCGCGGGGCATGGCGGCGGGCAGTTCTACGCCGTCGACCAGGACGTGGCAGCCGGTGCCGCGCCGGATCACCTCGATCCGCTTGGCGCGCGGCATCAGGCGCCCGTGGTGATGGTGGGCTTGCCGGAGACCTTGTAGGTGACGCTCGCGGCGAGCTTGTCGTCGTGCGGGGCCTCGGGCTCGAAGTTGGTGATGATCGCCTTGAAGGCCCAGTTGCCGAGCGTGCCGGGCCAGACGACCTTGTAGCTGCGGGGCACCGCGTCGGCGAAGTCGGCGAGCAGCGAATCGTGTTCGCGGGGGTCGTAGTTGAGGTCGAGCTCGACCTCGCCACCGTCCTTCAGCCCGCCGATGAACTCCCGCCAGGCGTCCTCGCTGTCGTGGGCGGTAACGTCGTAGGTCTCCCGCTCGATGCCGGGCGGGGTGATGTCGGTGACGTTCGCGATCGGGGTGAAAACCTCGGGGGTGGCGCCGTCGCCGCGCTGCAGCTGGGTGCCGAAAGCGTCCAGACCAGCCATCGGTCTGACCTCCTTACGCTTTGGTCAGCCACACGCGATAGCTGACGTTGATGTGCCTGATGTCGGGGTCGGGGTCGCGCAGCTCGGTGTGCTGCTGGTGCGCGACCGAGATGTCACGGAAGCCGGTGACGGTCAGTGGCTGTCGGTCGAGGACGGCGTCGAGGGCGGCGAGGATGTCGGCGGCCTCCTTGTAGCCCGCGTACCGGGACCAGATGTGCAGCTCGACCTGGGCCTCCAGGCCGCGCTGGTTGTGGGCGTCGTCGACGGTCTCGGTGATCGAGCCGAGGGTGACGTAGGGGTGCGCCTGGTCCTCGGGGACCTCGTCGAACACCCCGGATACCAGGGCGGTCAGCGGGGCGTCGGCGCGCAGTCGGCCGACGACGGCGAGCTGCAGCGGCCACAGAGCGGCCGTCACCCGCCGCTCCCCTGGGACGGGCCGCCGCCGTCGCAGGGCGGAGAGTTCTCGATCCGATCGGCGGCCGCGCGGAGTATCGCCGCCCACTGCGGCCGCCAGATGCCAGCCTCGGCGTCCGCGGTCTCCTGCGGGTCGAACGTGACGGTGCCGATCTGCCGTTCGGGGCTGTGGTCGCCGACGCGCATGTAGATCGGGAAGCGGAACTTGCCGGGACTGGCCATGAGGTCACCCCCTTCCGCGCTGCTTGTCGTTGGCGAGCTTCTTCTCCAGCCGGGCGATCTTCTCCAGGGCATCGGCCGCCGTCTTCTGCGCGTCGGCCAGGCGCTTGCGCTCGCGCGTGAGTTGGCGGAGCCAGGAGTCGTGCAGGCTCACCTGTTCACCCCCCTCCGATGTGCCGGCGGAATGCCGCCCGGTAGGTGCGGGTGACCTGCCGTCGGTGGTCGTTGAAGGCGGGGACCAGGTAGGGCTGGGCGTTCATCTTCGAGGTGCCCTTCTCGACGTACATCGCGTATTCGAGCTGGTCGGCCTCCCACACGCCGACCTCGGCCCGCCCGAAGTGGTCGTTGACGCGGTCGTCGAGGGCCTGGAACAGCTCGCCGCGGTCTCGCGGGACCTTCTCGCCGGCCGTGTTCTTGACGTTGTCCGCCCACTCGCGGAGCGTCTCGGTGCGGGCCGCGCGCATGGCCTCGGGGATGCGCCCGATGGCGCGCAGCGCGTTGCCCAGGCCGTCCAGCCGTGCCCGGGCCACGGGCTCAGGGCAGCTGCAGGACGGCGACGGTGACCGAGGTCGCCGCGCTGTAGGTGACCGCGGCGCGTCCGGTGACCGGGTCCCGGTAGGTCGACTTCAGCGGGATGAACGCGTCGCCGCCGGCGGGGATGGTCTGGGCGGCGTCGGCGATCGCCAGGCCGCCGACGGTGCCCGGGGTGGCGACGGTGACGGTCTTGGAGGACGCGTCGTCGTTGCGGACGTGCAGGACGAGCTTCTCTCCGCACGGGGCCTGGTCGCCGCCTCCGGCGGCGTTGGCGTAGGTGGGCTGCAGCCCGCCCAGCGGCAGGGCTTGTGCGATCAGGACGGCCATCGAGGACTCCTCACGTGGTGGTGCCGTTCAGGGGTTGGACGAGCGTGCAGTCCGCTCGCAGGTAAGTGCTGTCCTCGGACGGCTCGAAGACGGCGATGACCTTCAGCACGCGCCCGGGCGGGCGCAGCTGGTCGCGCCGCTGCACGTCGGTGCCGGGGTTGAAGTACCAGGTCTCGTTCAGCTCGGCGCCGGCCTGGTCGGCGGCCGTCCGCTCCCGCGCGGACGGCTGGGATCGGCGGGCGCGCGGGGTTCCCTGGTGGACCCAGGCCGTCGCCTGCCCGCCGCCGCCGTCGTCGGTGGTCGTCTCCCGCCACACCTCGACCTTGCGGTTGAGGAGCCGGCCGACGCGGCTCACCTCGACCTCACCACCGCGACCCCGCCGCCGAAGCGTGCGGCGAGCTGCTCGCGCAGGTAGTCGGGCAGCTCGATCTCGGTGATGCGGCCGCTGTCGCCGTAGGTCACGGCGTAGTCCCCGATCCGCTCGGAGCGGATGTCCCGCGCGGCCAGGCCCTCGCCGTCGGGCTGCGCCCGGTGGTGGACCAGGCACGCCGCGGCGATCCTGCAGACCAGGCCCACGATGTCCGCCTCGACGGTGGGCAGGCCGTGCAGCTGGGTCACGGTGACCTCGGACGGCTCGCCCGTCGCCGACCACCCCGCCCTGCGCCACAGCTGGTGGGAGCGCAGCCGCCAGTCGGTGACCGCCACGCCGTCGATCTCGACGGCGGAGACGGACAGGATCGGCGGCCCGGGCAGCGTCAGCCACTGCGAGTTGTCCGGCCCTTCCAGGGCGACGGTGGAGGTGGTCTGGCTGATCGGGACGCCGGCCGCGTCGCGTACGGCGGCCGAGGCCTCTGCGAGGAAGGTCTCGACGACCGTGGTCTCTGCAGGGTCGACGGTCAGGCCGCGGGCCTCCAGGTCGGCCACCGTCGCCAACGGATCCAGTGCCACGGTGGCCTCCTCCTCAGCTGACGATGTCGATCAGGTCGGCCTTGGTGTAGTTCGCCGCGTCCTCGGCCGACAGCAGGCCCTTGGAGACGACGTAGGCGATCCACTCGGACTTCTCGGCGTCCTCGCGGGGCCTGCCGTCGCCTCCCGCAGGGGCGGGCGGGGCAGGCTGCTCGGGCAGGTCCTGCAGCTGGTTCTTGGTCATCGCCTCGGCGTCCGCCTCGGGGATGGCGTGCACGGCCATCGCCCACAGCACCCAGTCGGTCTTGCCCGCCCGGGCGCCCGGGCGCGGCACGAGGCCCTCGGTCAGGGCACTGCCCGGATCCGACGCCGGCGCGGCCGCGGGCCCGGGCGCCTTGTCGGCCGCCGGGTAGTACGGGGAGCCGTCGGAGTGCACGCGCACCAGCTGTCCGCGGTCGAACCGTTCCTGGATCGGTTCGGGCAGGGGCAGGTCCATCGCGATGATGGCCCCGCCCTCCCCGCGTACGTAGATCGTCTCGGGCATGTCAGGTGTTCCTCGGGACCTTGAGGGCGGTGACGGTGCCGGTCGTGGTCGACGAGGTGAACATCATCGAACCGTCGGACTGGACGAACCGCCCGGACTCGAACGGGCCGATGAACTGCACCGTGCCGAACGCCACGGTGACGGCGAGGTCGCCCTGTCCGGCGGCGAGCGCCGGCGGGTGGTCACCGGCCTTCACCGTGAACGTCAGGGCGGTGTCGTCGTCGGTGTTCGACACCCGCAGAACGGTCTTCTCCGGCTCGGCGTTGGCGAGCTGCATGTCGTTGGTCGGTGCGGCCACCAGGGTCGTGCCGACGGGCTGCAGGAGGTTCCCGTTCGGCACGAGGTTGGAGTAGCTGAGCTGTGTTGTCGCCATGGGTCGTGTCTCCGATCAGGCGGCCGGGTTGATGAACGCGGCGGCCAGGTGGTCCGGACGGATGACCTTCGCCCCGTACAGGGCCAGGCCCTTGACGGCGTCGCTGAAGCTGGACTCGGGGCGGTATGCCTCGGTCTTGTTGATCTGCTCGGCGAAGGTGATGGCCGCGTTGACGCCGGCCTGGACGACGGTGGTGTCCCCGGTCGGCACGGGGCAGTTGTTCGACTCGTAGATGTCGAAGTTCGCCGCCCGGCCGACGTAGCCGTTGCGCAGACCGGCGTCGGTGCCGGCCTCGTCGGACTTGATGAAGCGGGAGTCGAGCAGCAGCGAGGCGTAGAACTCCGGCGGGACGATGACGTACCGGCCGGTGGAGGGGACGTTCGCCTTGGTGAGCTTCGTGCGCAGCGGCACGAGGACCTTGTCGTAGGCGTCGGTCGGCGTGGTGTACGTGTCGATCGGGGAGCCGACCACGTTGAGGAAGTTCGCGGCCTGGATCTGCGTGTACAGCCCGGCCACGTACTGGTCGATGGTGTCGGCGAGCCCGTAGGCGGCCTCACTCATCGCCGCCGGGATCAGGTTGGACTTGGCCTGCCGCTTGTCGACGTCGTCGACGGAGAACGCCCAGTACTTCGCCTGGTCCACGACCAGGGTGCGCTGGCCGGTCGTCAGCTTCTCCGGCGTGATCGTCGTCGTGCCCGGCACGTAGGTGCCGATCGCCGGGCGGGACACCGACGTGATGCGGACGGTGTCGCCGGCCTCTTCGATGTCGCCCTCGTAGTCGCGGTTCACGACCCTGGGGGCCGCGTAGACGAGTGCCTTGCGGGTCGCGACGAGCAGCCGCGAGCTCCAGATCTCGGGAACGAAGTTCCGGATCGTCATGGGTGTGCCTCCTGGCTATCTGCCGCCCATGAGGTCGTCGAGCTTGCCGTCGATACGGGCCTGCTCGATCGCCTCGGGGCTCATGGACTTGAGGTCCTGCTTGCTGAGCTGCTTCGGCCGGGACGCCTTGCGCGCCGCGCCACCGTCGCCGGAGCCCTGGAACCTCTTCGCCGTTGCGGCTGCCAGGTAGGGCTTGTTCTTCAGGAGATCGTCGATCGCGTCCTCGATCTCCTCGCTGTCGATCTCGCCGTCCTCGCCGACCTCGAACTGTCCGAGGTCGAGGAAGGTCAGCGCGTCCTTCGGGTCGTTCAGGCGGCCCTTGGCCGCGGCCCGGATCTCGGCCTTGAGGATCCGGGCGTTGGCCCGGGCCACGGCGTCGGCTTCCGTCTTGCGGCGGGCCTGCTCGGCCTCGTCGGCGCCGTCCTTCTCCGCAAGCTGCTGCTCCAGCGCCTTGCGCTTCTCGCGCTCCGAGCGCCACTTGCCCTTCATGGAGGCCAGCGCCCGCTTGCCCTTGTCGCCGAGCTGGTCGGCGCCGTCGGGGTCCGCGTCGTCGTCGCTCCCACCCTTGTCGTCGTCCGTGTCGTCGTCCTGGCTGTCGTCGCCACCGTCGTCGGTGCCGTCGTCGTCCTGGGCGTCGTTGTCGTCCTGGTCGTCGTCCTCGTCGTCGGCGCCGCCGAGGACGGGCCAGATCGGATACCGCTCGTCGTCCTCGCCGGGGCGGGCCTTGCGCCAGCCGACGGCCGTGAGACCGGTGAGTGGGTGTACGGGCAGGGGTGCGTGCATGGCGGTGTCTCCCGTTGCGGGTGATCAGCCGGGCGTTGCGCCCGGTCAGACGATGTAGGCGTTCTTCTTGAGCAGCCGGATCGCGTGCTCGCGGTCGCCGTCGGCGAGCCGGTAGATCTCCTCCGGCATCAGCCGGACGGCCTTGGTCCGGGTCCTGGCGGCCGTGGTCTGGCCGAAGCGGGCGCCGGCGGCCTTCTCGAACTTCTTGCGGCGTGAGGCGTACACGCCGCGCCGGGTGGTGCCCTCGGTGGTGGCCTTCACCTCGCGCCGGTAGAGGGTCTTGGTGGTCATGCCGCGGCGGGCGTTGACCACCTGCCCGATGTCCGCGCCCTCGCGGATCGCATCCGCGCCGGCCTGCCCGAACCTGCGGCGCTGCTGTGCCGGGTCCATCTGGGCGAACAGGTCCTCGGGGGAGGCCAGTTCCCAGGTGTCGCCGGGGCGGCGGGGGGCGAGCGTGCAGTCGCAGCGCGGGTGCCGAAGGAACCCGTCGGACAGGCTGTACTCGCGGCCGGCCAGCACGATGCACCGCGCGCACGCGGGCAGGTGCACCACGCGCACGTAGGAGACTACGCGGGGGCGGGCGATCATCCCGGCCATGTCGGCGATCCGTCCGGCGTCCGCGACCAGGGAGCGGGTGACCATCTCCAGGAACGCTGCCCCCGACAGGATCGACATCGACACGGAGTACCCGCGCCGGAGCCGGTTGAGGGCGATCAGCAGCGGATACAGCAGCGGCCCGGTCAGGTCGCCGGCGGCGGCGACGGCGGTCTCGGGGTCGACGGCGCCCTCGCCGGGGCCGGTCTCCTGGGTGAGCCACGCCTCGGCCGTCGAGGCGGCGGCGAGCTGGCCGGCGCGGATCAGCTCGGCTGCCACGGCGGCCTGCGCCAGCCAGGATGCTTCGAGGTTCTCCGGATCGACGGAGCCCCAGACGGCCCGCACGGCGGCCGCCGTCGCCGCGGCCTGGACGGCACGGTCGGCCTGGTGCGCCTGCGCCTCGGCAGGGACCGTCATACCAGCGCCCCCTCCTCGACGTCGGCGTCCTCGTCCTGGTCCTCGACGACGTCCTCGTTCTCGAGGTCGCGGGGGCCGCGCTGGGCGAGCATCTGGGAGGCCGCGGCGATCGGGTCCATCTCGGCCTCCCGCTCGCGCATCGCGACGACGTCCGCGACCTCGGTCGGCGTGAGCCCGTACCGCAGCGCCAGCCACTCGAAGGGAAAGCCGATGTCCTTCAGCTTCACCAGCGCGTCGGCGAGCTGCGCGTAGGAGCGGGACTCCGAGTCGGCCCACAGCACCGCGCCCGCCCGCATCGCCTTCGCCTTCGCGTCCTCGCCGCGCGCGAGGTAGATCAGGCGGGCGACCTCCCGCAGCGCTTGGCCGAACCACAGCTTCTTCTCGTTGACCCGCTTCACGAGACCCGTCTCGGCGGCGAGCAGCGCGTCCCCGGACAGGTTCGCCATCTTGCCGATGAGGTAGTGCTGCGGGGTGCGGGTCTGCGCGGCGAGGTGGCCCACCGCGACCTCGATGATCTGCGTGTACGCGGCGAGGTTCGCTGCCTGCCACTCGGCGATCTTGGCGTCCTTGCCGGTGATCCACGCGACCCGGTCGACCGCGAACTTCGCCAGGTCCACCGGCTGCTTGCCGACGATCTCCCCGGCCGAGTTCAGCTTGGGGATCATCGGCCGCTCCGCGCCGAGGACCACGCGCTGAGGGAACGACGCGTAGTCGGAGGCCGTGAACAGCTGCGCCCAGACGAGATTGATTGCGTCCTGCATCGCGACGACACCAGTGATGTCGCTGATTGGGTCGTCGACCAGCATCGGCTTGTTCGGCAGCTCCACCAGCGGCACCACGCCCATCGGGTTGGGCTGGGGGTTGGGCTCGCGCAGCTCCGCCTCGTCGCGGGGCTCCCACATCGTCCGGCGCTCTCGCTCGCCGGGCGGCAGCCACAGCTTCATCGCCTCGTCGGCGTCCGCCAGCTGCGGGGACTTGTCCTGCCGGGCGAGCGGCCGCTCGAACTTCCACAGCTCATCGGGCAGGTAGAGGGTGGCGTAGTCGCAGGTGCCGTCCTGCCACCGCTTCAGGCCCGCCCGCCGGCGCACGCGCGAGCCGGGCTCGTACAGCACGATGCACTGCGCGGCGTCCTCGAAGGTGACGACCGGTGTGTCCTCGTCGTCGGGGTCGCCCCACACCAGCACGAACGACCGCGCGGAGTTGACCGCGCCGAGGAACCCTAGCTGGCTGTCTCCGTCGAGGCCGTTGACCTGCCACACCTCCCACAGGTCCTTGTCGGCCTTCATCTCGCCGGAGGCCTGGAAGCCGGTCACGTCCAGCCGCTCGACGGGCGAATCGGCCACGACCTGGACCCAGTTGTCGGAGAAGTCGCGGTAGCGGTCGCCGTGGAACTTGGCGAAGTCGTCGGATGCGAACCTCAGAGGCTGCTTGCCCCGGTAGTAGTCGTTGTTCCGGTCGATCTCCGCACGCCTGCGGATCAGCTCCGACTCCAGCAGAGACACCAGCTGCAGCGCCTGCCCCAGGGTGGCCATACGCGCCTCCCTTCACGAGCCGTAGTAGTAGGACTCTTCTGGCTCGGCCAGGCCCGCCGCGATCACGTCACCGAGCGCCTCGTGCGCGAGCACGGACGACACCGCGATGTCGATCTTCTGGACGGGGCTCGCCTTGCGCAGCACGTACAGCCCGCTGGGCCGTTCGGCCTGGCGGGTGTTCTCGATGTGCGACTGCGTCAACTCGCAGCCGTCGTGCGTGAACGACGACGCGCGCTGGCCGTCGGCGGTGTTCCGCTTCACCACGTCCGTCTTCAGCCGCTCGGCGGCCGCGTGCATCTGCACCATGCGACGCGTGTACCAGCGGATCACCCGCTCCTCGCCGTACTGCTGGATCCAGTCGTCGACCTCGGTGTCCCAGTACGGCGGGTCGGCGTACAGCCGGACCACGTCGTAGCGGTGCATCAGCTGATCCATGGCCGCACGGACCTCGGCGCGCGGGACCTGACCGCCGTAGTCGGCGGGGTTCCAGATCGTCGGCTCGTCGTTCGCCCCGTACAGCGGGGTGAACTGGTAGCCGTCCATCGTCTCGGCGCGGATCGCCGTCCAGTCGTCCATGTCGGAGCCGTCGAACCCGAGGACGACCCGGGTCATCGGGCGGACACGCCGCTTCCTGGCCTTGGCCGCCCACTTCGTGCCGTCCAGCCACGACGAGCTGCCGGCGACGCACCGGTTGCCGAAGAACCGCTCGCCCTGCGCGGGGTCCTTCTCCATGATCTCGGCGCACTCGGCCTCGATGGCGTCGAGGTCGACGTGCGCGGAGCCCGCGTAGACGTGCCGGAAGATGCGTCGGCGCTGCCGCTTGTCCTTGAAGCTGAGCGACTTCGGGGCCTGCGGGTGGTACTTGAAGATGTCCCGCGCCTTGGCCTGGGACGTCGTCTGCGCGACCGAGTCCTCCGAGGGGTCCCACGCGTTCGTGGTCTCCATCGAGCGGCCGCCCATGCCGGCCGCGCCGCGCCGCTGGGTCTCGGCGACCTTCCGCAGCTTGTTCGCCGCGGTGTAGAGGCCGCTCTCGTCCTGCAGGGCGAAGATGATCGGGTTGCCGAGCCTCGACATGGCCGACGAGGTGACGACGTCGATCTGTCCGTCCTCGCCGATCCGGGTGAACTCCTCGCCCACCCGAAGCCGTTCCTGCAGCGGGCCCTTCTTCACCATCGCCTTGAGCGGCCGGTAGACGTTCGCGACCTGGTCCTCGGACGTGGCCGTCAGCTGGATCAGCGGCGTCGGCCACGGCACGCCCATCGGCTCGTACGGCTCGTAGGTGTAGTACCAGCCGCAGCCGCAGTCGTGGTCCGCGCAGATGAACCGCTCGCCACCGCGCGCCCAGCCCGCGAAGACGACCGGCCCGGCGGCCTCGGCGAGAACGATGGTCGCCGACCAGGGGCCCTTGCCGGTCTTCTGCGGTGCCACGACCTGCGAGCGCCGGTAGTGGAACGCCGGCGCGAGCTGGCCCGCGCGGGCGGTCGGCTTCACGCGGTAGTGGTTGACCGTGCACCACAGCTGCCACGGGTACAGCTCCAGGTCCTGACCGGCGCGGAACCCGTCCGGGACCGGGCAGTGACGCTCGATCCAGTCCGGGACCACCCACAGCGTCGGGAAGTCGACGACGAACTCGGCCTCCGGCTCACGCCCCCGGGCCACGGAACGGCACAACCTTCATACGGTCGCGCGCAGACGGGCGGCGCGGCGCCGACGTCTCCGGCTCGTCGACCTCGGGGACCGGTACGGTGCCCGGCTCCCCGGGGCTGATCTTCCACCGGTTGCGGAGCATGCCCTGAACGGACAGACCGAGGCTGTCGAGGTACTGCCGGGCGAGCTTGCGAACGTCGACCTTCGCCTCGGGCTGCTCCGCCTCGGCCAGGCAGCGCACGAAGAGAGCGACTTCGAGCTCCTGGGACAGCTCCTCCCACATCACGGCCTGCGGGCGTTCCCAGAGTTCGTCCCACAGCCGCATCTCGCGGTCGGTCGGCTCGGTCAGCGGCCACTCAGGCGGGAAGCCGGGACGCCCCTCGTACGGCAGGAGGGTCCAGCCGGCCTTGTCGGAGGGCCGGTTGCGGCGCAGGGCCAGCGGATCGGGGGCCGGTCCGGAGACGACTCGGGCTCCTCCACGGGGCATGACGATCACTCCTCCGAGCCGCGTTGCGCAGCCTCAGACGATCGTCACGTTGCGTGACGATCTTGACCCTTTGAACCTGACTGGCCCCTCAGAGCCCTCCCCGGCGTTCCGGGCCCCCTACTCGGTGGGGGTCCACCCCCACCCCCCGGCAAGCCTCTGACCTGGGCTTTTGCATTCCATTAGGCTTCTGACCTGCAACGATGCCATTTGGTCACTCTGGGCGGTCGTTCCAGCCTCCGGGCTGATGCCTGGCTGTCTCGCGCGAGTGGTGAGCCTTCGTCATCGCCTGCAGGTTGGTCCAGTCATGACCACGTGGCCCCAAGGGTCCGAGTCCGTCACGGTGGTTGACCTCCGTAGCCCTGGGGCGTAGCAGCGCAGGCATGGCCTCGCACTCCTCGCACTCGCAGTACGGATGCCCTCTCAGGTACTCGGAGCGCGTACGTGCCCAGCGCGCGTCGTAGCCCTTGGACGCTGCCGTGGGGCGTGCGCGCCGGGCGTTGCCCTGGCAGGCCTCACAGCGCCCTGCGGGAGTGAGCCTCGGGCAGCCGGGGGTGGGACAGACCTGCAGCCCCTTGCGGCCCACAGGCTCAATACCCTCGTCGGATCATCTGGCGCAGGAAGGTCTTGAGGTCGGCGGCGACATCGACCAGGCGCACGTGTACGTCTACCTTGGTCGGCTCGGGGCCGATGGGGCCAGCCTCGCGGATCCCGGGTACGTGGTGGCGCTTCGCGGCGTGGAGGGCTTCGGCCTTGTCCACGAAGCCGGTGTTGAGGCCGCAGTGGCAGACGGCGCAGGCGCGGCCGGTGGCTTCGAAGCAGGCCCAGCCGTTTTCGGGCGGGAGTTCGCGGATCTCGGAGACGAGGGTCGGGCGGTGGATCATTCGGGGCCTCCCTGGACGCTGCGCTCCTGCTCGTTGTGCGGGGTACCTGACTCCCGCTCCCTGGTTCGCTGTCACCCGCCTACCGGCCCCCTCTGCCTCCGGCATGACGCCAGGCCCCGCGCCGTTTCGGTGCCCCGGTACGACGAAGGCCCCGCTGGTGGGCGGGGCCTTGGGTGTCTCCGGGGGCCGCATCCCGCTTGGTGCGGGAAGGATCCAGTTGCCTGGTTCCGGCCTTGTCCGGCAGTCGTGTGGTGCCCGTTTCGGGGCACAGTTGTACACCGGGATCGTGACAGGCTTCTGACCTGCGGTCAAGCTGCTTCGATGGTGGGGCGTCGGAGGATGCCGCGTTGGTCGGCGAGCGCTATGACGTCGGTGACGGCGTACCAGGGTTGCCGGTCGGTGCCGCCGGAGCGGGTGAGTCGGCCGCGCTGGACCAGCTTGCGGACGCCTCCGAGGGTGATGCCGAGCTGCTGCGCGGCCTGGTGGGCGGTGAGGTGGCCGGGCCGGATCATCTGCGACTCCATGCGTCCAGTGTGCGGCAGTGGTGTCGCCGACGGGCCGTGTCGGGGCGGCGGATTCGGGGCCGATTCGGGGGCCGGGCGGGAGGGCCCGAAACTCGAAACTTCGCAGGTGGGGGCCGATATCGAGGGCGAAACCGGTTTCGGATCAAGGTGAAACCACGGGCTTGATCCGAAACCGGTTTCGGGGCCTTTACTCGCCGTCCTCGGCGGCGGGCAGGTCGGCGTACCGGAGGCCCTTGGCGCCGCCGCAGCAGTCGCGGATGGTGAGCTGGCGGGTGGAGACCTTGAAGGGCTTCAGGGCCGCCGAGAGCGCGGTGGAGGCTCCGGCGGCGTCCATCTCGGTCCACGGCCGGTACAGGTCGGCCCGGTAGGCGGCGAGGGCCTCGACGAGGCGGTGTGAGTGGACCGTCTCGACGCTGTCGGGCCAGATGGCGCGCAGGTGGTCGAGGACGGTCTCGACGTCCTTCTCCTCGACGGCCTGGCCGATGGACTGTCCGGTCAGGGTGCCGGCGGCCGTGCGGAGCGCCAGGGCGCGCTTGGCGATGTCCTCGGCTTCGGTCTGCTTGATGAACGCGGCCCGCACGGTGATGCCTTCGCGGCCGCGGGCGAGGATGCCGGTGCCCTGCTCGTCGATCGAGATGTCGGTGGCCCTGAGGCCGCGGTCGTAGGCGCCGGTGCCGAGGACGTTGTTGTTGGCGCGCCAGTCCATGACGGCCAGGCACAGGCGGGTGCCGACGCTGCTGGAGACGGAGGACGGCAGGGACGGGGCGTCGGGGTTCTGGGTGAGGAGGATGAGGATGATGCCGTACGCGCGGGCCTTCTTGATCAGGCGGGTGGCGAGGGGGGCGGCCTCTTCCTTGTAGTCGTCGTGGGTGAACAGCTCCTGTACCTCGTCGATGACGATGACGCGGGGGCCGAGCTGCTGCTCGGGGTACTTCTCGGCGAGCGCGCGGGTGACCTTGCGGCCTTCGGGGACCTCGGAGGCGGGCAGGGAGCGGACGAACGCGGCGCGGCGCTGGTACTCGGCGATCCCGGAGCGCATGCCGGCGAGGGCGGCCTCCAGGTCTTCGTCCTCGTCGCCGGAGACGTAGCGGTGGCAGATGGGCTTGACGGAGTCGAGGTCGCCGGAGCCCTTGAGTTCGTAGATCCACAGTTCGGCGGTGGGGTCGAGGGCGACGCCGAGGACGATGGCGAGTGCGCAGGAGGTCTTGCCGGAGCCGGGGATGCCGCCGACCAGCAGGTTGGAGTACATGAGGGTGATCTCGACGAGGTTGCCGCGCGGGTCGAAGCCGTACGGGAGCGGCTGGTAGACGTCGGCCTGGCCCTCCTTCATGAGGGGCCACAGTTTCCGGCCGGCCTTCGCCGGGTCCCGTTGGGCGACCCACAGCACCAGGCGGCCCGGGTGGGCGGTGCGGTCGGCCTCCGGCCACACGGTGGAGATGGGGCGTCGCATGGCGGCAGCGAGCGCGGACCGCTTCTCCAGCACCGCCGTGGCCTCCACGCCCGGGGGCAGGTCGACCTCGGCGCGCCAGCCGGGGCCGTCGCGCATGACCTCGGAGGCGAACTCCACGCCCTTGCGGCCCTTCTTGCCCTCGATGCCGATCGCGGCGAGCGCGTCGAAGACCTCGGTGGAGTCGAGGCGCCGCATCACGTTGGTGGCGACGTAGCGGGTGATCAGGGGCCTGTCGCCTTTCTTCCCGGCCACGCCGACGAGCGCGGCCGCGGCGACGGCTGCGCTGATCGTCCAGCCGGGCACGAGGAAGGCGCTGACCAGGCTGGTGATGGAGCTGGTGGTGGCGACGGCCAGGGAGGCGATCCGGCGCGGGCGGACGCGGCGGGAGTGCTCGCGCGAGAGGGCGAGCCACGCCTCGACGTCGGCGGACGCGGCGGCCTTGGCCTCGACGGGGCGGGCCTCGGTGTCGGCGACCCACCGGCCCCACCGGATGACCAGGCGGCCAGCGCCGCGGGGGGCGCGGAGCAGCAGGCGGCCGAGGTAGACGGGGGAGCGGAGGGTGTGGAAGGCGGCGACGTGCCCGTAGTAGCTGGCGGTCCATCGGGCGGCGTTGGCGAACGCGTCGACGCGGCGCAGGAAGGTGGGGACGACGGGCGGGGCCTCGGCGAGGTACGCCTGCCGCTCGGCCAGCCACGTGCCCTCCGGGGCCTGCTCGGCGGGCGGGTCGACCGGCCGGGGCTCGGCGTCCGCGATGACGTCGATGATGGTCTCGGTGAGCGGGTCCGGGGGCGAGTCCTTGTGGAGCTGGACGACGTTGTTCGTCATGCTGGTCTCTCCGGTCGTTCTGTTGGGCGGTCCGGGGCCCGGGGACGGTCGCTGACCTGGCGGGATGGGCCGTCCCCGGGGCACTACTTCTTCTTGCGGCGGGCGGCCTGGCGCTCGATGCGCTCGACCTTGCGTTGCAGGTCGGAGATGTCGACGCCGTCACCGGCCGCACCGCGCTTGGCCATACGGGCGACGAGGGCGGCCACGCGGAGCTTCTCGCCGGTCGTGAAGTCGCTGAAGCGGATGTCGTCGGCCATGGGTCAGACCTCCGTGAGCGAGTAGCGGACGAGGACGACGTTCGCGACGGGCGCGCCGCATTCCTGGGCGTGGAGGGTGCGGATTCCGTCGAGCAGGGTCTTCACGGTGGCGCCGGGCGGCGGGGTGTAGCGGCCGGTGCGGTCCTTGGCGGCGTTGGACCCGTGCTTCAGGGGGCTTTGGGTGAGGGTGGCGGTCCACGCGTACCGGCCGGCGGTGAGGCGTGTGTTCGGGTTGCTGTAGTCGGCCATGTGGTTGCTCCTGGTTGTGGGCCGGGCTATCCGGCCCCACCGCACCCCCGCGGGACGAGCCTGCGGGGGACGGAAGGGCAGGGTCAGCGGCGGCCCTTCTGCATGTCGCGCCAGAGGTCCCGCAGGACGAGGACGACGATCGCGGCGACGCCGCCGAGGATGGCCAGCGCGAGGGACGCGAAGGCCAGGCCGATGGAGCCGACGCACACCGCGCACGCGATGCCGATCCACTCGCCCGGGCTGCGGCGGGTCTTCCCGTGGTCGTGCTGGCAGGCGGGCGCCGGCGCCTGGGCCTGCTGCTGGGTGGCGAGCTTCGCCAGCTCCATCGCAGCCATGGCCAGCTGCACGGCGGCCGTGTCGGTCTCGGCGGCGCGCACCGCCTGCTCGGCCTTGTCGAGGGCGTCGCTCATCGCGTCCGCCTCCGTCCGAGAGCGGGACGCGTCAGGACGCCGAGGACGAAGGCGAGGACGATGGGCTGTCCGGCCACGGCTGCGGCGGTGACCGGCAGCGCGGCCGGGCAGAGCACGACCAGCAGGGCGAGCAGGGCGCCGAAGAGGATGGCCTTCATACCGGCACCCCCACTTGGAACTTGGGCAGGTCGTCCGGGTGGAACAGGTTGCGTCCGGACGCGTCCTTGGAGTGGACGGGGATGCGTCCGGCCGCGACCCAGTTGCGGACGGTGGACGGCTTCAGCCCGTAGTGGTCGGCAACAGCCGCGGACGTCATCAGGGGCGGCTCGGGCGGGGGCCCGTCCTGCCCGTCCTCGTCGTCCTCGGGCGCGTCCTGGGCGTCCTGCGGGTCGGCGTCGGCGGCCGTCGGGCGGGCCACGATCGGCAGGAGCCGGACGCCCGGTGGGACGGGGTTCGGAAACGGGGGGGCGCTCACGGACGCGGGCGTGTCCTCGGTGTCCGCCGTGTCCTCGGGGGTGTCCTCGGCTGGCACGGCGTGTCCGGCAAGGGCCTGGTGGATCTGCCGCATGAGCGCGCCGAACGCGAGGAGTGCGGCGGTGGGCGGGACGGCGGCGACCACGTAGTCGAGGGTTCCGGCGGACGTACCGACGCCGGCCACGTTGAGGGCGATGGAGGAGCCTGAGCCGACGACGGTCAGGCCGATCGCCCACCCGTCGACGCGACCGGCGAGCGCGGCCCGGAGCATGAGCAGTTCCCCGGCGACGATGAACAGGTCGAGGGTCGCGGGCCACGCCCACGCGCGGATCACCTTGCTCTCCATGCCGTTGGCGAGGGCGACCTCGGCGAGGTGCGCGTAGGACAGCCAGAACGCGGCGGCCGTGAGCGCGACAATGACGAGGCCAGCCGCGACGGCGAGGGCGCGGGACGGGTCCCACTTCACTGGCCACCCCCGTACCGCTTCGGGTCGCAGATGCGGCAGACGTGTTCGGCGCTGCCGTCGCGGCAGTTGTCGATGCACGACCGGCACCAGGGTGTGCTGGCGTAGCGGCCGTGGCCGTCGTGGCGGAGGTCCGCGGAGTCGAACGGCTGGTGGCAGCGCCCGCACCGGTTCTTGGCGCGCTCGTCGGCCTCGGCCTGCTCGGTGGCGAGCCGCTGGCGGAGGAAGTCCGCGTTCCAGCCGAGCTGGTCGGGGCTCTCGGCCAGGGCCTCGCCGATCGTGATGCGGGCGATACGGGCGCGGGCGTCGATCCGCTGGTCGTAGTCGTCGGCGTCGTTGGGAACGGTGAGCGCGTCGAGGACGACGGTGAGGAGCGCGCGCAGGTCGCGGGCCTCGATGGAGGGCGTGGGCTTCTTCGTCATCACGCGTCCACCGCCTCGACGCCCAGGGCGCGGAGCATCAGGCGGAGGGCCTCGCGCAGGGCGACCGGGTTGTCGCTGTCGCGCAGCTGCTGGGCGACGCGGACGGCGACGTCGAGGTCGGCGGACTCGTACGGGGTGAAGGGGCGCGCCAGGGCACGCTGCTGCTGACCCTTGGCGTAGTCCTCGCCGCAGAGTCGGTGTAGCGCGGCAATGCGCTCGGCACTTGCGGGCACGTCACGGCGTGCGAAACGATCAGCCATAGCTGACTCCTTGCTGGTTCAGGGAGTTCGGTCAGGCCCTGCCTTGGTGATGGCGTCACCTCGGTAGGGCCGTTTGCTTACCCGAGACCCAATGTAGCCACACTGTGGCTACACAGCAAGCATTATGGGAGACTCGCCGTAGCCACAAGGAGGTAGGGATGGCAGAGAAGGCGCCCACAGGGCTCCGGCGTTTCCGCACGTCAGACGAGCTATGGGAGCGATTCGGTGAAGCCGTCGAACGAGGGCCAGATGCAGAGGCTGACAGGTCAAAGGTGCTCCGGAACTTCATCCGCTGGTACATCGGCGAACCCAGCGCGCGCCTCCCAGAGAGGCCCACGGAAGACGGCTGAGCAACCGTCGGAGTCAGTCGCGCTCTACCGGTTCTACGACCGGTCGGGCGTTCTCCTCTACGTCGGAGTCACCAACGACACGCAGGTGCGGTGGTACGACCACAGTCGCGTTAAGCCGTGGTGGCCGACGGTGGCGCGGAAGACGATTGAGTGGCTGCCAACCCGCGCAGACGCCGAGCGGGCCGAGGCGGCGGCAATCGCCGCCGAGAACCCCCTTTGGAACATCATGCGTCCGGATCATCTTGGGCGGATGCCGCTCGGCGGTGGGAAAGGTGGTCGGCCAGCCACCGGCAAGACGCCCCTACGGAGGTTCCGCGTCGCCACTGCTCTCTGGAAGGCCGCGCAGGAGCGAGCGGCGGCGGAGGGGCGGACGATCACGGACGTCATCGTGTCCGCCCTCCACCGGTACGTCTCCGCGCCGCCGCGGACGGAGACCGAGCCGGACAGTCGGTGACCAGGCCAACTCACGCGGACTGCTTGGGCTGGTAGTGCCAGAGCAGCAGCAGATCCTGCTCGGTCCGGTACGACGTCCTGCACTGCCGGCACCGCACCGGGCCGCCGGGCAGCCGGGACAGCTCCGCCCCGCACACCGCGCCCTCGTCGTCCACGACCGCGATGCAGGTGCCGAGCCGCTGCGGCCGGGGTGGAGGCTCGCCGACGATCGCGAGCATGCCGCCCTCCAGCTCCCGCACCTCGCGGGCCAGGTCGCCGGCCGCCGGGTAGTGCGCGACGATCCACTCCAGCTCCATGCCGAGCCACCGGCAGGCCGCCATGACCCGCTGGTCCATGCCGCCCTCGATCGGGGGCGGGCTGTGGCGGGGCCAGCGCACCCGCTGTACGTCCGTCCGCCACGACTCGACGACCAGGACCACGCCGCCCTGGCGCAGGTCGATGACGTCCTCGTTCAGCGGCGAGCGCGGGCCGGCCGGTCCGCCGATCTCGGTCAGCCCGGTACGGCGCGGCTGAAGGTGCTCGGCCAGGTCGGAGAACAGCAGGGGCAGCCGCTCCAGGCGCCCGGCGAGAGCGACGGTGTGCCGCTCGCAGAGATGCCCGTGCTCCAGCTGCTCGCCGCACAGCCCGCACGTGGCCGTCATCGGCCCTCCCGGCGGTACTGGTCGAGCAGGCCCGCGTCGTCGAGGGCGCCGAGTGCGCGGCGCGCGGTGGCGTCGGGGTAGGCCGTGCCGACGAACGGGCTCGGGTCCGGGGTGAGGGCCATGGAGTGGCCGCGTGACACCCACATCGCGACCTTGACCAGGTCCCGCAGCACGGGCTCGGGCACGGGGAGCAGGCCGAGGGCGGCGAGGATGGAGTCCCGGTAGGCGTCGGCCAGGTCCTCGGGCTTGTCGTAGCCGAGGACGCCGTACGCGTACGTGCGGTCGATCGCGTCGAGGAGGTCTTCGCGGGGATTGCGCTTGTCGGTCACAGGCCCTCCAGCGGTAGTTCGGCCTGTCCGCCGTTGCGGGCGGCCTCGCGGGCGGTGCAGCGTCGGCACACCTCGGGGTAGTGGGCGGCGAACGACGGGCCGAGCAGCACGGCCCGCGTGAGCTTGATGTGCTCGGCGAGGGTGCCGTGGGCGGCCATGTCGTCGATCGCCTCGTCCGTCATCAGCGGCTCGTCGAGCGGCACGTGGCAGCCGCACGGGCAGCCCGGCTCGCCACCGGCGTAGATCGCGGCCAGGTGCGCCCAGCACGAGCCGTGACGGTGCTGGCGGCAGGCCGGGCAGATCGTGGTGTTCTCGCCGAACGGGACGACGACCTTGCCCGGCCGCAGCTCTGAGTCCTGCGGCCTGTAGCCGCGCGAGCGGCCGGCGCCCCGGGTCACCGAGCACCGCCGGGCGCCGGGTACCGGTCGGGCCACAGCTGGTGGAGGTAGGCGGCGGCTTCCGCCGACAGTCCGGGGGAACGGGAGCCGTCCGGCCAGGCCCCGGGCCTCGCTCGCGGCACGAGCGGGGTGACGGCCTTCGCGCGCTGCTTCGGCGCGGACGTGACCGGCTGGCCGGAGGCCATGAGCAGTAGCGCGGCAAGGTCGCCCTGGGCGCGGGCGGCGGCGATGTCCGCCTCGGTCAGGGCGTTCACGTCTGCGCCATGTCGACGACGGACCCGTAGTGCCCCTGGAACGCCGCTGTGATCGTCGTCCGGCTTCCCGCACGGTGCTTGTCGAGGATCAGGTCGATCTCCCCGGCCCGCGGCGACTCCGGCTCGTACATGTCCGGCCGGTGCAGAAGGATCACGATGTCCGCGTCCTGCTCGATCGAGCCCGACTCCCGAAGGTCCGCGATCGTCGGCCGCTTGTCCGCGCGCTGCTCGGAGGCCCGGTTCAGCTGGGCGAGCACGATCACCGTGATGCCGAACTCCTTCGCCAGGAGCTTCAGCCCGCGCGACAACGCCGACACCGCGACCTGCCGGGTCTCGGCCTTCGGCGCCTGCATCAACTGGAGGTAGTCCACGACCAGGAGGCGAAGCCCGACCGTGCGGATCAGGTGACGGACCTTCCCCCGAATTGAGGCGAGGGTGACCTGGGTGGCGTCGTCGATGTGCAGCGGGGCCGCCTTGATCCGCTCCGCGGACTTGAGCATCCGGGCCACGCCGAGGTCATCGACCTTGCCGGTCGTGATGTGGTGCAGCGGCACCCGGGCGTCCGCGGCGAGGATCGTGTTCATCACCTCGTCGCCGCCCATCTCCAGCGTGCAGAACAGCGTGGGGATATTCGCTCGGATTGCGGCGGCGCGGGCGAGCCCCAACCCGAACGTGGTCTTTCCGGCGCCGTGCCGGGCGCCGACGATGACCATCCGGCCGGGGGCGAAGCCACCGCCGGTGACCGCGTCGAGGTCGACGATCCCGGTCGGGATGCGGTCCGCGAGGGTCGGCGGTGTGACGGCCCGTGCGAGCGCGGCGCCCAGGAGGTCGGCCGCGAGGACCGTGTCCGATGAGGTGTTGCTGCTGAGCACACTGTCCAGCGCGGCCTGGATGGCGGGGATGTCCTCGGCCGGGTTGAACGCCGCGGACCGCGCGCGGACGGCGGCATCGTGGCCGACCGCGTACAGGCGGCGCGCGACCGCGGCCTCGGTGATCTGCTGGGCGTAGTACGCGGCGGCCGAGTACGTCGGCTGCGCGTAGTCGTAGAGCACCGCCAGGTCGCTGACCGTGGGCGGGGCCAGGGGAAGTTCCCCGGCGGCCTTCCACGCCTGCAGCTGCCGGCCGACGGCCTCCCACCGGATCTCGCCGTCGGTCAGGGTCTGCCGGATCTCGTCGACGGCCTTCCACACCCACAGGCTGCGAGGGAACTCGAAGTCGTCGGGGCTGAACTCGTCGGCCAGTTCGTCGATGAGGTCGGGCCGGGCCATGACCGAGGCGGCGAGGATCTGTTCGGCTTCGGGGGCGGTGAGGCCGGGCGCGGTGGCCGTGTCCTGGGTCATCGGTTGCCGCCCTTGCGGCGGTCGTCGCCATCGATGAGCACGACGTTCCAGCGGCACATCTCGGCGAGCCGGGAGGCGACGCGGGGCCCGATGACCTCGGTCAGGTTGCTGGGCAGCACGTCGGATGTGATGACGACGGGGCGGCGGTTGATGTACCGCTCGTCGAAGATCTCGAACAGCCGCTCACGGGTCCAGTCGGAGGCGCGCGCGGCGGCGAGGTCGTCCACGAACAGCAGGTCGGCGGTCTGGAGCCGCTCGACCAGGCGCCGGCCCTCGGACTGTGCGTCGGGGCGCAGCGCGTCGAACAGGGACGTGGCCCGGGTCGTCGCGATCACCGGGGAGCCCTTCCACGGGCCGGCGACCGTGAAGGCGCTCTCAAGCCAGATGCGGCACACGCGCCACGCGGTGTGGGTCTTGCCGACACCGATGGGGCCGGTCAGAAACAGGCTGCTGCTGGAGCCGGTCTTGCGAAAGGCCCAGTCCCCGATGCGGTCGTCGAAGTCGTCGGTGTCGAAGTCGTCCGGGTCCTTCATCTGGTAGATGAGCGGGGTCTTGGCATCGAAGCGTTTCAGGGCCTCGATCCAGCGTTCTTCGATCCAGGAGCTGCGGGCGCTGGGGGTGTCGTCAGAACTGGAGTGCATCGCGCTTCTCCTCTTCGGTCATGTGGCGGGGGGCCGTGGGTGGGCCAGACAGAGCGGCTGCGGGGCCGGGCGACTCGTCGTCGTAACAGCCCGCGTTCAGCCACCTGGCCGGGTGCTTGGTGAACTTCGGGGGCTCCCCACGGCGCTCGACGGCGTAGGCCCTGGCTGCCTGGAGGATCCGCTCCGGCGGTACGCCGTCGCCGATGGCCCGATTCCAGGCGCGGACGGCGTCCCGCTTCTCGGTGCGCCGCGGGTACGCGTTCCAGAAGTCGGCGAAGGCGTCGGGGTTCACCGGTTCGGCCGGGCGGCTGGAGGCGGACCGTCGCTTCGGTGTCTTCGCAGCAGCAGCGGGAGCGGGTGCCGGTTCGTCGAAGAGCGCGCCGTCAGGGGAGGTGGTCTCTGCGGCTGTTGCCGCAGATGTAGTTGAGGAGGTAGTTGAGGAAGTAAGAGGAGTAGGGAGGTCCAAATCGGACCGGCAACTGTTCCTAAAAGAACCGGCAACTCGTGAGTTGGAGGTTCTTTCTGGAACATCGGGCCCCGGCTGCACCTCGGGGTTGGAGGTCCGATCCGGACCGGCAACCGGAGAGTTGGGGGTCTGATCCAGACCGGCAACTTCTGAGTTGGGGGTCCGGATCGGACCTCCAACTTCGGAGCTGGTGGTGCCGCTGGCGGTCTCTTCCGGACCGGCAACATTCGGAGAGCCGACGGGCGCGAGGTACAGGAAGCGGTACTTCGCCGTACGGCCGTTGCCGCCGATCGTGACCCGCTCGAGAACCTTCTCCTCCACGAGCCGGGCCAGGATCTTCCGCATGTCCCGGTCGTTCCTGACCATGGCGAACGCCAGGATGTCCGGGTCCACGACGCTGTTGAACGTCTCCCTGGTGACGTCGTTGGCGTCGTCGGCCAGGACCATGGCCGCGAGCTTCTCGCGGTGCGTCAGCGTGGCCGGCGCCCACTTCTTGACCTCGCGGTACAGGGGATACCCCATCAGCGGCCTGCCGGAGGCATGGAGGCCCGTGCGCTGTGCTGCGCGTTCGTCGGACCCGTGTCGATCAACGGTTGCTCTTTTCGTGCGTGGCCGACGGGGGAGATGTGGCGTGCGGGCCCCAGGTGGCTGCTGGGGCCCGCACGCGTTCCGGTCAGCCCGGAGGGTGCTCGGCGACCGTTCCGGCGGTCATGCGGGCGTGGTCGGCCGTGTACAGCCGCACGTAGCGGGCGACCTCGTCGTGGATGAGCGGGCCCATCACGTTCCCGGCCGGGGCGTGGACCTCGATGCGCTTCGCCGACAGGTAGAACGCCGCGGCGATGAGCCGGCCGAGCTCCAGGTTGAGGCGGACGGCATCGGCGCCGAGCTGCACGACGACGGTGTGGCAGTTGATGTTCCGCCGGGTCTGCTCGCGCAGGGCGTCGGACACTTCGCGGTGGTTGTCGTAGCGGCCGGTGAGGTCCACGGTGAGGACCAGGCGCACGTCGGCCTCGGTGGGCGCGGTGGTGCTCATGCTGCCTCCCGGGTGCTGGTGGCGGGCTGGTGGAACGCGGTCCTGATCACGGCCCGCTGCTCGTCGGTGAGCGGCGGGGCCTGGTCGACGATGGCGTCGATGCGGGCCCAGTAGGCGGCGTTCCGCTTGGGGTCGGGGTCGCGGATCGGCCGGTTGGCCCGGCGGATCTGTTCGGCTTCGCTGAGGGCCGGGCGGCCGCAGGCTCCCCCTGCGGCCGACACGGTGTTCGTCGGGGCGGTCATGCGGTCGCCTCGGCGTGCTCGTCGCACCTGTCGCGGATGAGGTTCAGGACCTGGTGGAAGACGCCTTCAGGATCCTGGGCCCGGTCGATCTCCCTGACGAAGAACTCGTGGAAGTCCCGCCACGACGCGCTGTCGAACTGGTGGGAGGACTCGCGGAGCCAGTCGAGGGCCCAGCCCTCGGTGTACTCGGCGTAGATCCCGAGGAACGTGCGGACCTTGAGGGCCTTGACCTGCCGGGGGTCGTAGACGATGTGGTGCCCGTCGTCGCCGAGCCGGTGGGTGAAGAACGAGTCCGGGCCCAGCTGCGCCTGCTCGACGTGCAGCGTCTTCTTCCCGAGTCCGTCAGGCAGCTGGGCGAACTGCTCGCACATCCGCTCACGGAAGGCTTCGAAGCCCTCGCGGGTGGTCAGCGTCGTCATGCCGTCGCCCCGCTTCCCGCCCGGGCGGCCTGGACGGTACGGGCGAGGACCTTGGCGCGGGTCTGGACGAGGTCGGCGTACGTACACCGGAGCGCTTCGAGCCGCTCCTCGAACACGCCGATCACCACGGCCAGGCTGTCCGGGTCGAGGCCCACGACGTACTCGTCCTCGACGACCTCGAATACGACGTGGGGGAGACGCTCCGCCATGACCTTGGAGAACGGGGCCGCCCGGACGAAAGCCCTGAGGACGTACGCCTCCTTGGGGATGCGGGCCCCTTCGAAGGGCAGGCTGACCCGACCGTTGTCGTCGCCCATGCAGCACACATCGTCCGGCGCCACGGGGCGGCTGCAGTCGATGACCTCGTGCGCCACGATGCAGCCGGGCATGCAGGTGAAGGTGAGCTTCTCCTCGGTGTCCTTGTCGGTGACCGTGAACGTGCGCGCGGCCGCGGCCGGAGCAGCCTCGACGGTGGCGCCGCTGGTGCGGGGGCGCAGCGACTCGAAGACGTGCTGCGGGTCGATCGGCCGGCCCTGGCCCTCGATGGTCAGCCACAGCTCGGGTCCGCGCCATTCCAGGCCGCAGGTCTTGCCGTCGACGATCTCGAGCATCAGGAGCTGGGGCTCCGGCGCGGTGGGGCGCGGTTCCTCGGTGGGCGTCGCCGTTGACGCCTGTGCAACCATGTGCATGAGGACGTTCTCTTTCCGGGCGGCGTCGGGGAGGCAACCCCGACGCCGCTCTGCTAGTTAGCGCTGGTGGTGGCAGGGGCGTTCTCGACAGACGGCGTCGGGGAGGCAACCCCGACGCCGTCGCTGCTCTCGGATGTGATCTGCAGGACGCGGAGCATGTCCTCGGTGATCACGCGGTAGGCCTTGCCGGCGCGGAGCACCTTGCAGGGGAACTGCCCCGTCTTCGCCAGGGTGTAGGCGGTGGTGCGTCCGATTCCAAAGGCCCGAGCCGCAGTCTCTACGTCGACGGCGGCGGGCAGTGAGAGCAGATCACTGCGGGTGAGGGGGCCTCGGACAGTTGCGATTGACATGATTCGTGGCACTCCTTGCGGAAGTTGCTTCCTGAGGAAGTCCGACGAGTCTGAACGTCGCCGCGAGCCATGTCAAGCGATGCTGTCTTGTGCAAGCACAGAACCCGTGAGACTGTTGCTGAATCCTGACAGCGCGTGCCGAGGTGTCCCGAGCCTGGCTGCGCTGTTCATGCAGTTTCGATTGGTCCGATCGTGACGCTGGTGGGAGTCTCGCTGCCATGACAAACGAACCTGAGGTCGAGTGGTCTACACGCCTCGCTCTATCGGTGGCGAGGGAAGTGCGACGCCACCGGCAGGCGCAGGGGCTGAGCGCGCAGCAACTTTCTGAGCGTTGCGCAGAGGTGGGCATGCCCATCCAGCGCTCAGTGCTAGCGAATCTGGAGAGTGGTCGCCGCACCACTGTCACTGTGGCTGAAGTGTTGGTTTTGGCTCGTGCTCTCGGCGTTCCTCCGGGTGTGCTCATTTTCCCGGTTGGACATGTTGCCGAGTTCGAGGTGTTGCCCGGCGCGTGGCAGGAGCCTTCGGTCGCCCTTGATTGGCTGTCTGGAACTGTGTCGTTCAGTCAGGGGGAATCGGAAGCGGTGGCGGAATCCCCTCTCGGGCTTGTTCGGAAGCATTATGACCTCGTTATTGAGGTGCAATCCAGATTGTGGGACTATGAAAACTCTTCCGCTAGGCTTGCTCGTGAAAGGCATTCCATCAATCAACAGGGGTGGAATGTTGACGAATTGCAAACTGAGTTGGAGGAGTTGACGTTTCAGCGTGAGATGCTATCGCAACGGGATGCTGAGTCCTCTGGTGAGTTGTCCAGCGTTCAGCAGAGGTTGCGCGTACTGGAGCAGCGAAACGCGGAGGCTCGGCATGCACTTGCCATGATGGAAATGATGGAGGCGCAAGCGCGCTCATCTGAGAGAGGACTCGCAGAAGCCAGCCATAGGCTTGTGGAGCATCGCCGGGTTATGCATGAACGCGATCTGTACTTGCCTGTCCTGCCTGAAAGTATCGCCAGCGCGCTCCAGGACCAATCGGACGTAAAGAAAAAGTCAAGTGGCTCGGGAGTGAATCTTCCGGCAGTTCCTGCATCTTCTCGGCCTAGAGAATCTGTGCGTCAGCTATCTGGACAGAGCGAAGAGGGGACGGTGACCGTTACGCTTAATCCGCGAGAGGTTACTAGGCTCGTAGATGGAATTATGCGTGACTTGAAAAAAAGTGTCCTAGAAAAACTTCAAGTAGATGTAGATGAGGAGGGGCTCTGATGCCCGCTTCTCGCCGCGCTGGCGGCATCAGTAAACGTTGTGAGTGCCGCGGTCCGGACGGCAAACGCCTCGGCTCGAAGTGCCTCGACCTGTCGAAGCGGTCCCACGGCAAGCCTCGTGTCAGCCAGGAACTCCCCGAGGACGCGGACGGCGGGCGCCGGCGGTTCCAGCGCACCGGCTACGCCGACGTCAAGGAAGCGCAGAAGGACCTCGACCGCATCCGCGCGATCCTCGACCTGGCCGGTGACGACGAGGACGGCCTGCGCCGCGTCGGCGACCTCCTCGCCGACCTGCAGAAGACCCGCGGCCCGATTCCCGAGCCGACCGAGGTGTCGAGGAAGCTCGGCGTCGGCGTACCCCTCGACGGGAAGATGCTCGTCGGCGACTGGCTCGACCACGTCATGGCCAACAAGAAGACGCGGACCACCACGAACCACGGCTACGCGTCCCACATCCGCGTGCACCTGAAGCCGGCCATCGGGCACCTGCGCCTGGACCGGCTCAGCGTCGGCCACTGCCAGGACATGTTCAACGCGATCGACGACCGCAACGACGTCATCCGCGCAGAGAACGCCGCCCGCCGCGAGCAGGTCGCCCGCAGCAGGAGGGGCAAGTCGGGCGCTCCGAAGGCGGCCGAGAAGGCCCAGCTGGCCGCCGAGCGCGAGAAGCTCGCCGAGATGCCGCCGTTCCGTCGCGTCACTGGCCCGGCCACGAAGCAGGCGATCCGCCGCACCCTCCGCATGGCCCTGAACAAGGCGATCGCCGGACAGCTCATCACCTTCAACGCGGCCGCCCACGTCGAACTCGAACCGGCCGCCCGGCCCAAGGGCCTGCTGTGGACGGCGGAGCGGGTCGCGCGCTGGCGGGAGACCGGGGTGAAGCCGGGGCCGGTCATGGTGTGGACGCCGGCGCAGCTCGGCGCTTTCCTGGACGAGGCCGAGGGCGACCGGCTGTACGCGTTCTTCCACCTGATCGCCCACCACGGCCTGCGCCGCGGCGAGGGCGTCGGCCAGGGATGGGCCGACTTCTCGCCCACGCGGAAGGAGATCCGGGTGTCCGCCGAGATCGTGGTGGACGGCTGGACGCCGATCGAGACGGCACCGAAGACCGATGGGTCCGTGGGCATCGTGAAGGTGGACGCCGGCACGGTCGCCGTGCTGGAGGAGCACCGGGAGCGGCAGCGCGCCGAGCGGGCCGAGTGGAACGCGCGGGCTGCCGTCGAGCGCGAGCTGGGCAAGGACACCGCGGACTGGACCGACACCGGGAAGATGTTCGTCCAGGAGGACGGCTCCTGGCTGCACCCGGACACCGTGAGCAAGACGTTCCGCCGGATCGTCGAGTCGGCGGGCCTGCCGCCCATCAACCTGCGCGACCTCCGTCACGGCGCGGCGGCCTTGGTGAAGGCCGGCGGGGGAGACCTGCACGACGCCAAGGTGAAGCTGCGGCACTCCACGGTCGTCCTGACCTCAGACACGTACATGGAGCTGTTCGAGGAGTACGAGGACGAGCTGACGGAGAAGGCGGCGGCGGCCGTGCCGAGGGCGAGGAAGCCGCGCGACGAGGCCCCCGCGCCGGTCGTTGTCCCGGAGCAGGGGCCCGATGCGTCGCAGCCAGCAGACGCGGTTGATGATCCGTCCACGGTAGACGGGGCCACTGACAGCGCGGAGGAGGCGGCGTAGAGTTGAGGGGAACGAACGAGGCTCCGTCACCGCAGGTGGCGGGGCCTTTCTGCTCAGCCAGTGCTCAACCGAACGCCCCGGAAGTGGCCGACAGAAGACGGCATAGGACGGCACTTGAGACGCTGCCGGGGCTCACACAAAGGGCCGTTGACCAGCACGTAACGACCTAGCTCGGCACAGGCTGACATTCGCCGGAATGGTCCGGTCCAATGACGCCCCAGACTTTTAATCCATTGGTTGTGGGTTCGAGTCCCACAGGGCCTACCGGTGCGGGGGAGGGGAGACCCCCTCTGACCTGCTACGCAGCGCCTGAGTCGGCTTCGGTCGGGTCGGGCGCTGCTTCGTTTTGAAGCCACTGCGTGAGCGATGCGTGAGCGGATGCGCTCGTGGCCTGCGGAATGGTCGCTGCTTGGGCGGACGAATCAGCAGCTGCCGGACGCGATCGCGGGATCAGCTTCGCTGCCTTCTCGGCGATGTCGCGGTCCAGCTCAGGGAGCAGGCTCGTGTATGTGTCCGAGGTCAGCGTGATGGTGGAGTGGCGCAGGGTCTCCTTCACCGTGTGGATGTCGCCGCCGCCTCCGTGCGTGAGCGTCGCGGCGACGTGACGGAGGTCCCGCAGGGTGATGGGCGGCAGGTCGGTCGTGGCGAGGATGCGGCGGAACGTTTCCGAGACCGTCTCCGGGTGGAGCCAGGAGCCGTCCTCCTTGGTGAACACCTTGCCGGTGTTCTGCCAGGCGGTGCCCCATTCGGCGCGCTCCTTCTCCTGACGGGCCTTGTGGTCGCGTAGGGCGGCGATGTTCACGCTGTCGAGCGCGATCGTGTTCGCGCTGCCGTCCGTCTTCGGCTCGGACTCGTAGGGGTCCCAGCCGTCCACCACGATCTCCTTGGCGGGGGTGATGAGGCCAGCGTCGAGATCGATCTCGTGCCAGTCCTGGCCGACCGCCTCGCCACGCCGGAGGCCGCGCGTGCCCATGAGGGGGAAGATCGCGTACAGGCGGTCGCCGTCGGCGGCGTCGAGGAAGGCGCCGAACTGCTGCGGGGTCCACACCATGACCGGGCCAGGCATCTCGTCCGTCTCGCGCCACCGCCGGACCCGCTCGTCCGTCCACAAGAGGGGCTTCGGGCGCCTGCCGGACTCCAACTCGACGTGGGAGGCCGGGTTGAAGGTGATCAGCTGCTGGGCGATCGCGGAGTTGAGGGCCGCGCGGAGAGTACGGCGAATCGCCTGACGACTGGCCGGGCCGGTTGTCTTCCGGAACGGCTTCATCTCCGCCAGCTTGGCCCGTTCGGTCGCGAGCAGCTTCCGCTCGGCTCCGACGGGGCGACCGGGCTTGCTCGGCTTGCAGCGGGCGATCTGCTCACGGCGGGCTTCGTTCTCGGCCGCGATCACCTCGTTTTCGTCGGCGATCGCGTCGAACATCTCCACCAGGTGGCCGACGTTGAGGCGGTCGAGGCGTACGTGCCCGATGCGGGGCTTCAGATGGACGCGGATATGGGAGGCATAGCCGTTGAGCGTGGTCTTGCGGCGCTTCTTCGCGGCGAACCACTGGTCGAGCCACTCGCCGACGGTGAGGCTGCCGCGGAGGGCCAGGCCGGCCCGCAGACGGCGTCGGGTCTCCTCGATGGCTGGCAGCGGGGCCTTCTCGACCGCGACCTCCTCCAGCATTGCGACGAGGCGCTGGAGGCTGTCCGGGTCGTCCTTGTCCGCCAGGGCGAGCAGGGAGCGGACGTGGTCGAGGTCCGCCTGGGCGGCCTTCAGGGAGTCGTAGCCGGCGCGGCTGAAGGAGTGGCGGGTGCCGTCCTCGTGGGGCGGGAGCTCCTGGCGTATGGAGTATGCGCCGTGCTTGCGGCTGGAGAGCTGGGAGCACTTCTTGCCGAGCGGTTTGCCGGTCTTGGGATCGCGGCAGTAGCAGCGGCGGTGGGTGGAGCCCTTCAAAGGCGTTCCTCCGGGGTGGTGTCGGGTTCTTCTTCGGGTGGGTCGACGTCGCCCAGCGCGGGGGGCAGACGGGGTGGGGTGGCGCCCTCCTCGCGGAGCTCGCGGCGGAGGTGGCGGAGGCTGTACTTGGCGGAGATGGCCTGGTCGGCGTACTTGGTCCGCTTGCGTTCGGCTTCTTCTTGCTGCGCGCGGCTGGTTGCCGTCTTGGCCGCGAACCGGGCCTGTTCTTCCTCTTCGAGGGCGGCGAGGGCGGTTTGTACGAGGCTGGCGTGGCGCTCGAAGTCGGGGACCAGGCCCGCGTCGTACATCGGCACCTCCTCTTCACCGGTGAAGTGCCGTAGCGCGTCCCAGGTGGGGATGAGGTGCTGGAAGGGGAGTTCCTGGGTCTCCTCGACGTAACCGACCGGGAAGATCAGGCAGACCGGGTACGTCTCCAGGGCCGCCGCCAGGACCATGACGTCCACGAGCGGCAGATTGGCCCGACGGCCAGACTCCATGTTGGCGATCACGTTGCGCGGGATGGGATGCCCGAGTTGCTCGCACCGGTCCGCCAAGTCCTGTGCGCTCCATCCCATCTCCTTCCTTCTGCGCCGGACTTCGCCGGCCACGTTGGCCTTGATCCGATCTGCCCACTCCGGGAAGTCGTCCTCATCAGCATCCATACGGCGTTGTGTCATGAAGACACACTAGCTTGCGCATGATGGTTGGTACCCGCCTGGAGCCGGATGTGATGGGCATGTTCGCCGAGGGCTGTACCGAAAGGGGTGCACTGCATGCGCGAAGACGCGACGAACGGACGGCCGAAGGGCTCGAAGGGGATGAGTCGGGAAGAGCTGCTCGCCCTGCCTGTGGCTGTTGACCTGGATACGAGCAACCGAGCACTGGGGCTGGGGCGGAGCAAGGGATATGAGCTGGCGAAGCGGGGCGAGTATCCGTGCAGGGTGCTGCGGCTCGGCAACGCCTATCGGGTAGTGACCGCGGATCTGCTGGAGCTGCTCGGGCTGGCGGCGTGAAAGCGGGGCAGCGTAGCAGACGGTTCTGCGCTGAGCTGACACAGAAACGCTGGACTGTCGCCAGGCGTGGACGTACTGTCCGTGTTCCCTCGGGGAACAACGCGAGCGTCCCGTCTCGGGACAGAGCGAGTGTTCAGTCTCTGAACGCAGCGAGCCTCCGGCGCGGTAACGCCGGAGGCTCGGGAAACCCCGCCGCCCGCATCCAACGAACGATCCGCGCGCACCGGGCCTGCATGCCCGGCGCCGCAGAAGAGGAGCCGCCCTGTGCAACTTACGACACCCGAGCCCTATTCCGCGCCCGGTACCGCCGCCTGGCCGCTGGTCGCGGTGCCGGGCAACCCCGACCAGCGCGAACCCGAGGACACCGCGCCGGTCGAAGCCGCCGCGCCCTCGGACACACCCCTGGATCCTGAGCCGACACCGGGCTCGGCGCTGCTGGACGAACTGCGCGCGAAGATAGCCAGGTTCGTGATCCTGCCCTCGCCGGAGGCGCTGGACGCGGTCACGCTGTGGGTGGCGGCGACGCATCTCCAGCCAGCCTGGCAGCACGCCCCGCGTCTGGCGGTGGTGGGGCCGGCGAAGCGGTGCGGCAAGTCGCGGCTGCTGGACGTGCTGACCGAGACGGTCCACGAGCCGATGCTCACCATCAACACCACACCGGCGGCGGTCTTCCGGTCCATCACCGAGGAGCCGCCCACGCTGTTGGTGGACGAGGCGGACACTATCTTCGGCACGCCGAAGCAGGCGGAGAAGAACGAGGAGATGCGTGGTCTGCTCAACGCCGGTCACCAGCGCAACCGGTATGTGACCCGGGTGGTCGGCAACGACCACACCCCGCACCGGTTCGCCACCTTCGCCATGGCCGCCCTGGCCGGGATCGGCGACCTGCCCGACACGATCATGGACCGGTCCGTGGTCATCCGGATGCGTCGCCGAGCCGAGGGCGAGAGCGTCAAGCCCTTCCGCTCCCGCCGGGACATCCCGGGACTCCATGATCTGAGGGACCGTATCGCCGCCTGGTCCAGGCCGCTGCTGGACGAGGCGGCGGATCTGGAGCCGGAGATGCCGGTGGAGGACCGGGCCGCCGACACCTGGGAGCCCTTGATCATCGTCGCCGACCTCGCCGCCGACTCCTGGCCCCGCCGGGCTCGCGAGGCGTGTGCGGGGATGGTGGCCGCGGAGGTCGAGGCGGAGGAGGACCAGCCCGGCGAGGCCCGGATCCTCGCCGACATCCGCAGGGTCTTCGTCGCCCAGCGCGAGGTCGACAGCCTCTCCACGGACGAGCTGCTGCATTACCTGCGGCAGGACGCCGAGAGCCCGTGGGCGGAATGGGGCCGCTTTGGGCTGACCTCCCGCGAGCTGGCGAGGATGCTGCGTCGGTACGACATCAGGCCCGGCAATGTCCGTCTCGCCGACGGCACCCAGCGCAAGGGCTACACGCGCAACAAGTTCCTCGACGCGTGGCGGCGCTACTGCCCCACCGTTCACTCAGTGAACGCCGAACCCACCACCCCAGCCTCGGGCTGAGCCCCGCCTCCCCCGGTGACCGTCCCTGCCGTCCCAGCCGTCATCCCGCAGGTCAAGCGGCATGCGGCCGGGACGGAATCCGGGGGCAAGACGGCAACGCGATCATGAAGAGCGCGCTGCCACCAACCGGACGCGGCCCCGATCCGTCTTGTGCCGTCCCGAGCGTCCCCGCCGTATCACCGCAGGTCACCGCGCATGCGGCCGGGACGGCAAGACGGATGCGATCCGTCCACGGCCACCGAACCGCAGCACCCGCCGCCCGTGTGAGCCCCCAGGACGCGCCGACGCCGCCAGGACGGAACACCAGCCCTCCTGCCGTACCGGCCCTGACCTGCGCTTGCAACGGCCAAGACGGCAAAGACGGACCACGCCACCACCCCCAGGAGAACCCCGCTTGACCACCCTCTCCACACCCACCCACCGGGACCATCGCCCTGACGAACGACGGCCGATGACGACCAAGCCGGCGGCCGAGCGGTACGCGCTCATCGCGGCCGGAGTCGTCATCGTGGCACTCACCGCCGGCGGGTTCTGGCTGTCCTACGCGCACCTCGCCGAGGTCGCCGGACAGCACGGCCTCAAGAGCTCCCCGGTCCGCCAGTGGGCCTGGCCCGCGACCCTGGACGCGTTCATCGTCGCGGGCGAACTGCTCATGCTCCGCGCGGGTCTGCGCCGGGTGACCGACGGCTGGGCCATCGCCCTTACCGCCACCGGGTCGGTCGGCTCCATCGCGCTCAACGTGGCCGGGGTCAGCGGCACGGGCAACGCCAGCGCCGTGCCCCTGCTCGACTATGTGGTCGCTGCAGTCCCCCCGACCGCCGCGCTGCTGGCCTTCGGCGTTCTGATGCGGCAGATCCACCAAGTGGTCGACCAACCTGCCGACCAGTTGGACGCCGCGCCCGTCCAGTCGCCGGAACCACCGGTCACCGTGCCCGCCGAGCCCGCCGAGCCACGGGCCGAGCCGGTCGGGCTCGCTGAGCGTCCGGCCGCCGGTTCCGTCCAGCCGACGGAGCCACCGCCCGCAGTTTCGGAGGGCAAGCCGCGCGGTGGTCGTCCGCCCAAGGCCACGCTGGCGGAGCTCGTGGAGATCGGCCGGATCGCCCTCGCTGAGCACGGCACACTCAGCCGCTCCCTTCTCCGGAAGACCGTCAAGGACAGGAACTTGACGATCGGCAGTCAGCGGCAGACGGAGGTGATGGAGATGCTCCGGCCCGAAATCGAAGGCGCCGCCGAGACCGGTCCGAGCAGCGGCTGACCGGAATCCCTGCGGGGTGACCGGAACCCCTTTCCGGTCACCCCGGCCAGCCGACCACCGCACCGCTTGCCACCCGCCAATCCACAGCTGTGGATGGCGCGCCGGCCACCAGTACTCCGCCAGTCCTTCCCCGCCGACCCGCCTCTTCCGGAGAACCGCCCGTGACACACGCCCCGCACCGCTCCGACCACACTCCCGATGAGCCGCTGCCGCTGACGAAGTCCCCGACGCTGATGGGGCGTTTGCGGCGGGCGTTCGGACGGGTGGCCCCTGGCGGAGCCAGTAGTACTCCGAGTCCGACTCAAGGCCGGACTTCGGGGGTCTCCGCCCCGGGGGTGGCGGAGACTGCCCGGCGCCAGGGGGCGCCGGACCAGGGGGTCGGGGCCGAGGGCGGCTCCGACCTGGACACGCTTCACTCCGTCCAGCGAGCCGTCCTACGCCCCGAAGACAGCGCAGCCATCGTCGTCGGCGAGCCTGCCGTGCAGAGCGTGCAGCCCACGATTCGCCGCTTCACCGGCACCAAGCGCACCGACCGTGTCGGCCCGCTGCGTTTCACCGGTGACCAGCGAGCGCGTCTCCAGGAGGCCGCTGCCGAGCACGGCTACAAGGGCGACTCCGGCTTCGCCGCCGACATCGTCCTCGCCTTCCTCACCGGACGGTTCACCGCCAACCTGCCCCTGTCCGAAGACCGCCGCCGCACCCACCACTTTCGCGCCCAGGTCCTGCGCCAGCTCAACCGGATCGGCGTCAACGTCAACCAGATCGCCCGCGCCCTCAACAGCGACCACACCCCACCCGACATACGCCAGCGCCTGGCCGAACTCCACCACCTGCTGGAGCTGATCGCCGAGGTTCTGCGCCAGCCCGCCGACCAGGAGGAGGCGGAGACAGCGTGATCGCCGCCATCAAGCCCGCCGGGACCAACACCCGTGGCCTGCTCGCCTACCTCTACGGCCCCGGCCGCCACGACGAGCACTTCGACCCCCACATCGTGGCCGGCTTCGCGATGCTCGGCATGCCCGACCCCGGCCGCGACGAGAACGCCACCCTCACCCAACTTGGCCGCTACCTCGACGAACCCGTCTCCTTGCGCAACAGCGAGTTCGGCAAGCCGGTCACCGACCACGTCTGGCACTGCCCAGTCCGTGCCGCCCCCGAGGACCGCTACCTCTCCGACGCCGAGTGGGGCGAGATCGCCCAGCGCATCGTCCAGGCCGCCGGCATCGCCCCGGCCGGTGACGACCTGGCCTGCCGCTGGATCGCCGTACGCCACGCCGACGACCACATCCACATCCTCGCCACCACCGTCCGCGAAGACGGCCGCCGCCCCAAACTCCACGACAGCGGCATCCGCATCGGCGACGCCTGCCGCAAGATCGAAAAAGACTACGGGCTCAGAAAGTTGAAGAAGGGCGACCGCACCGGCGCCCGCCGCCCCACCCAGGCCGAGATGCACAAGGCCGAACGCCTCGGCTGGAACCAGCCCAGCCCCGCCTGGCTCCAGGACCGCATCCGTGCCGCCATCCCCCACGTGACAGGCGCCGAGGAATTCATCGCCTACCTCGAAGCCAGCGGCGTCGAGGTGCAGGTCCGGCGCGGCCCGTCAGGCGATCTCCTCGGCTACGCCGCCGGCCGCCCCGGCGACGTCAACGAGGCCGGCGAGCAGATCTACCACCCCGGAAGCAAGATCTCCCCCGACCTCTCCCTGCCCAAAATCACCGCCCGCCTCGAATCCAGCCGACCCGAAGAACACCCCACCGCCCGCCGCAACCACCCCAGCACCCCCTGGCACCAAGCCACCGACGCCCTCGACACCCTCCACACCGACCTCGCCGACGACACCCACGCCCAAGCCCATATCACCGCCCTCGACGAACTCCTCGAAGCCACCGCCCAGAAGGCACCCGCCCATATGCGCGCCGATCTCCGGGCCGCCTCCAAGGCGTTCGCCCGCGCCCAGCGTTCCCGGGTACGGGCGGAGGACCGTGCCGCCCACGCCCTGCGCAGCGCGGCACGCGACATCGTGCACACCGCCACCGGCCCCGACGGCAGCGCGCTGGCTGCCCTGGTCGCAGCCCTCGTCTGGGCCGCCATCGTCGCCGGGCGCTGGCACGAAGCGAAGCACCACGCCCACCAGGCCGACGCCGCCCGCCGGGCCGTCCAGCACCTCCAGACAGCCGCCGACCTGGCCCTCGCCCCGACGCTCGCCGAACTCACAGCCCGGCCACCCAGGGAGCAGGCCCGCCGCGTTCTGGCCGGCGACGTACGAGCAGCCGTCCCCGACCACGCCGAGCGCATCCTCACCGACCCGGCCTGGCCCGCGCTCGCCACCGTCCTCGCCGACGCCGAAGCCCGCGGCCACCAACCCCACCAACTTCTCAAGGAAGCCGCCGCCCAGCGCGAGCTGACCACCGCACGGCAGCCCGCCCGCGTGCTCATCACCCGCATCCAACACACCGGCCGCAACCCAGCACCCAACCGCCGCGCCGAAGCCGCCCGCCTGCAGACGACCACGGCAGGCTCGATCCCCACTCAGCAGACCCGAAACGGTCGGCTCCCAGCGGTGACTCCATCGCCTACCGAACAGCAGCACCGACAGCGCCGGTAG